TTCACAGTTTTTTCTCTGGTTAAACTGCCAAACCTTTTATTAGAAAGAATGGTATTTAAGATTGACTTTAGAAAGTCAAAAATGTTTACAAAGTAATCATTGTATATATTATATATATACAGTATGCTTCTAAACATTATACCTCCTTTCTATAAAAATTGGTAGAAGATTTTTAAAGGAAAAATCATAACCTTTGCCTAAATTTCCCGTCCATTCTGCCCGACCACACTACCCACTATTATTCTACCAGAAAAAATTCTTTTTGTCAAGACCTATCTCAGGCATACATTTCGCTTTTCATATCTTCCAGACTTACAGCATAGTATTGTTTGGTTTTTCTGTTGATAGCTACCGCCATAGTTTTACCTTCAATTTCCTCAAACTTGAAGAAACGGCACACCCCCACCCCAGCAATTTTAATATTGCTGAAATAATCCGATTTCTTGAATCCGAATTTTTCACACACTTCCTCAAAAGCCGCTCTTGATTTTGACACCTTTGGTACAAATCCTTCAACTTCGTTGAGAGCTATCTCCATAGTACCTTCAGAGATGTCATTCACAGACAACTCGACACCGTACTTCTTTTTAAGCCACTTTGTCGCCTTTTCAAAATCTGCAATAAAATCTTCTTTGTCTTTAATCATTTTTGCCCTCCGTTGGCATTATTATAGCAGGAAAAAATTTATTCGTCAACACCATCATACAAGAAACAATTTTGGCATACCAATCCCGTTCCATCAATAATTTCTACGAAAGCATCTGTAGAATATATATCTTCCCTACACTTATCACAAGTACCTACTAAAAATTCATCCATTTTCTTTCCTTTATTTTACTCGGAAAAAATTTCTTTGTCAAGACCCACATAACCTAATCTTGTATTGTAAGATAGAATATATTCTTCAATCTTGACAGAAGTATCTTCTTGCCCTGCTGATGGCTCTGTATATAGTTCTCCTATATCGCCATAGTCCCATTGCTTTAGATGCTCTAAGAGCTTACGCTCTTTTTGCTCGGTGTCTCCAATCTCCCTAAGTTTTTGAAGGAGATTTTCCACTTCCTTGTCATCATAGTCATGTATAAACACGACAGAAGTATATTTTTTTGTCATCGTACCTCCGACTCACACTTATATCATAGCCGGAAAAAATTTCTTTGTCAATACCCTAGGCAAGGTCAAGACGTACCTTATACTGTCCACTAGTAGCCTGCTCTTTTGTCAAAATTTTATCATAACCAAAAGAGCGCGTTTTGACTCCATTTAGCCCACTTTTCACTAGAACAGAAAGCCTATTTTCGTTGAATTTTTCTGCCATAGCAGGGAACACTTCACCCGTAGTTTTGTCTTTGACAAATATTATATCTCCGATATTTACAGCTTTGATTACTTTCTCTTTCGGAGAACACCCCCTTTTCCACATAACTTTGACTTTTTCCTTATCATAAAGATGTTTATTTTTGTCACTCCAGTTTTTGTTACCTTTAGGGACTCTGTTCTTATTACCAGTAGAATATGGGGTTCCATGAACACCTGCTATTTCTATTCTGTTTTTAGCAGATTCCTCAGCCATCTTGAAGACTTCCACTTCTTTCTTTTCTTCAGGACTAAGTTTTAAGTCCTTCAGTTTAACCACGATGGTTTTCATAGTGCGTACCTCCATTATAGTTAGTACTATGTATTTTGTACTCAGCTCATTGCTGAGTGCCCTTTTAGTATAGCAAGAAAAAATTTTCTTGTCAATACCCTGTTTGAATTACCAAACAACCGCTGAACGCCCTTTTAGTATAGTGAACGCCCTTTTAGTATAGCAAGAAAAAATTTTCTTGTCAATACCCTTGCTCAGTTTATCGCTGAACGTTGAACGCCCTTTTAGTATAGCAAGAAAAAATTTTCTTGTCAATACCCTTGCTCAGTTTATCGCTGAACGCCCTTTTAGTATAGCAAGAAAAAATTTTCTTGTCAATACCTAACAGGTTATTAATCCCGTCAGCGTTTAGCTCATCGCTGAACGCCCTTTAATCATAACACTAAAAAATTTTTTTGTCAATACCCTCTTGCGTTTTAAAAAAAATAGAATCGCACATAGGCGCTCGTAAATATCATAAAAAAATTTTTTTGTCAAGACCTAACTTCTAGAATAGCAAAAGGCATAAAAATGCTCAAAACCCCCTTAATAAGCGGGGGTACTAAGAGTTTGTATACTGGTAGTTACTGGGATTTTATGATAGAAAAACCGCAAAAAAATATTTCTTGCGGTTTTTCTTGCGGTTTTTATAATTTTTCTAATTTAAAATTTTTGGAAAAATAATTTCTTTTCCATTTTTATGAATTTCTTCATTAAAGTAAGAAGAAATTCTTTTGTTTGTATCAAAGAAAATTTTATCCTCGCCATATCTAATTAAACAAATTCCTTCTTCATTAGCACCAAGCATAATTAGATCAGATTTATTTATAGTATTTCTGTACATCCAAGGCTTTCCCTTTCTTTTGTTATTAAGTAACTCTAATATTTTTCGTTCTGCAACTAATGGTATTTTAATTTTAGTTTTTTTCTTGTGTTCTTCTATTTTATCCATTTCTTCTTTTTTGCCTATTTCTTTTTCAAAAATAAACAGTTCTTCATAAGTTACTTTTTTCCCATTAACTCTCGGACTTTTCATTAAATCTGTAAATTTATTATATATTTTTCTGTCAGTTTCTCCAAGAATTACATTTTCTTTTTCTAGTTCTTTTTTATTTAAATCACAAATATAGCAAGATTTTTGATTTACCTTTGCTACATAATATTCTTTATTTTTATATTTTACTTTTGCCCCAACAAATACATTTTCGTTATTTGCTTTTATCATTGCTATCTCACCTCGCTTGCTGTCTGGAACTCTTTTTTTGATTTTTTTTCCTAAGAAGTTTCTAGGATTTTAAACTTTATTTCTCCACAATTTTTGCAATCTACTAATTCTTCTTTGTTAATAGTTACGTTATTTATTCTAATATAATTAGATATTGCAAACAAAACAAAATCTAAATCTTTAAATTCTTTTTCTGTTTTTATTTCTAAATTAATTTTCATTTTTTAACAATTCAAAAGTATAAACTTTTTTAGTTATTATAACTACTTCTCTAATGTTTCCCTTTGAATCTTCTACCTCTACTATTATTTTTTTCCCTTTTAAATTATCTGGATTTAAACTTGAATCTAAAAAATCCAAAGCCGCTTCTTCATAGCCAAATGGCGTACTTACAGTTTTACTGATACTATTTTCATTTATATCTGTTTTACAACTGTAAACATTAGCTTTTACTGCCATAACGTTCTCCTATAGTTTTTACGATTTCTTTATAATCTCCTTCTATTAAAAGATAATATATCTTATCTTTAAAATCTAAATCTAAATCTTTTAAATTTTCATAGGTATCTTTTTTAAAAACAATCTGTATTAAGTTTACAAAAAATTTTTAATTTTGTCAATAAAAAAAAGAGCATCAAGTTTGATGCTCTTTTTTTGTTATTTTCATAAGATTAACTAATATAAATAGTCCATTTAGCAGTAATCGATAAATCGTGTGTTTTATAAATAGGCGCAATATATCTTTTTGCTAACATAATTCCATAAGGCATATAGTTACTAGGACTAGCATCTAATGAACTTAATTTAGCGTCAGCAAACAGCCCAATCTCTTTTAATGTATACCCATTATAAGGATAAAAATCACCAGAAGGCTGTGCCGGTAAAGTAACTGTAAAAACTATTTGATCTTCATATGTATTTTTTGTACTTAAATAAATTTCTGATGTAGATACTTTTGTTCTATTTGTATTGTTTCTATTTAAATAAATAAAACTAGGTTTTCCGATTCCTCTATATTCATATTTTAAAACTTTATTATTACTACTGTCTGTAGTTTCATAAGTTCCACTAGCAGTAGAATCAGTATAAGTTCCATTTTTTATTGCACCAGTTATTCCATGAGAACTTGTACTAATCGTTCCAGTTAAAATTGCCGAAGAAGAGTCATTGTAAGTTCTTTTTTTAGATTGTGAATCATAAGAATAAACATTACTTGAGTCAGAAATATTAGCATCAAAGTTAGCAGTAGAGGTATATCCGTCTTCTGCTTGTAAAAATGTTTGTTCTTCGCTAGTTAAAGCACTCCAACTAGAAGCTTCTTTTCCTGTTCCAAATAGCATTTTAGTGGCATAAAATGGATATATATAAGAACCGATTGCTGTTTGAAATTCTGTTATAGCAGTACTTGCAAAATAAGATGTGTCACCCGAAACTACAGTCCCATCAGAATTTTTTGTACTGCTATGATCTCCTTCTGATCTAGTCTCTCCATATTGAGAAAAAGAGTTTCCAGCTATCATTTGCATAGTAGCAAATTTCATCCAATCTGTTACAGTATTATGGTTTCTATCATAATGAACTATTTCTCCATTACGTTCTCCTATAATTTCTACTTCACCTCTAAAACTCATAGGAAATTTTTCAATTATTCCTTTAATATCTTCTTCTGTTATTGAATATAAATTTTTATATATATTATCTCTTAGCATTATTTTCTCCTGCTATTTTTAATTTACCTTTACTTATGTATGATTTATTTAAAAACTTTAATCAAGAAATCCTCTACTGTTCTAGTTTTTAGTTTTTTCATTTCTTCTACTAGTTTATTTATTTTTTCTCTATTTGTTGTTTTATTATTGTGTATATCATTTTTTAATATGGTTACTGCTTCTTTAAAATAAAAATCTTTTTTTATTTTTTCTTTATCTCCTTTGTGATAATCAATAGAATACTTTGCCTTTTCAAATGTACTATTATGAACTAATTTACCGGTTTTGATAAAATTTATTATTTCACCTATATCAGATTTTAAACTTCTATCAACAAGTTGTGATTTTGTTTTATTTAAAGTTTTAAATGTATTTATATCTTTGTGAAAATATAATGGTATTCCTTTGGCATCAGCAAGATTTGTTAAAGCTGATAATTTTTTAAACTCACTATAGTTCCACACATGAATTTCTTTTATATAAGAAGAAGCATTTGGAATTTCTGGTTTATCTGAAAATAATCTTTCTTCATTCTCATCAGCAGACAATCTTGAGTCTTTTGGAGCTCTTTTATCTTTTCTAAATTCTCTTCCCCAATAATCTACAGGTTTAGCGTGATATTTTTGATTTAGCTTATCACCATTTAAAACTAAAACTACAGAACTATTATATTTAGATGTATTACTTCTTGTATATCCGCCAAATTTTACTCTACTCACTGACATAAAATAAAATTTCTTTTTTGGATTTAAATTATCATCAGCAGATGTGCCTAAGCTTGATGTTAGTTTAAATTTATTAGTTTCTAATATGTCAATTATTCTATTTGTATAATGATAAACTTCTTTACTTAAAGATTCGTTTAATAATTCGTAGAATTTCATTTATTTGCCTTTTTTTTAAAATATTCTACTTGACCTAATCTGATATGAGCTGCTGCTCTAGGAGAAATATTTTTATTCATTTTATTTGATAATTTATTTACATACTCATCATCTATATAACCTAAAACTTTTCCTTCTTCACTTTTTATAACATAATAAAGTTTTCCAGATCCTTTCCATGTTTTTTTATCTTTTTCAGTAGGTTTCTTTATTTCTTCCTCTAAAATTTCATTTTTTAATTTTAATATACTTTCTTCCATTTTAAATCTTGGATCTAAATCTTTATCATCAACTTTTATATTATATTTATTTGCTAAATCATTTATTTTTTTTTCAAATTTATTTATTATTTCATCTATTAGTTTTCTTCTTTTTTCAGCATATTCTTCTTTTATTTTTAAAAGTTCTTCAAGCCTTTTTGCTTTATCTGGCATATATTTTTCAAAATAAGGCATAAGAGTTTTTTCTTTTTTTAATGCCTCAGCATATTGTTTCTCATCTATATTTGTTATTTTATATTTATTTTCTAAAGATTTAATAGTTTCTTTTGCTTTTTCAAGAGGCTTCGCGGATTTTCCCTCTTTGCCTTCTAACTCTTTTATTTTATCCTTAGCAGCTTCTAATCTTTTCTTTTCATTATCGGTAAGACCACGCTTTTTTGTTTCAAATGTTTTTATTTCTTTTCTAGCTTGTTTTAGTTTTTCTTTTAATTCGTCAGATAATTTACCTGAGCCTAATGTTTTTAAATTTAAAAATCTTTGTTTTAAAGTCTCTAGTTCTTTTAATTCAGTTCTTATTTTTTTTGGAGCCATAAACATTAAATATAAATCCGCTATATTAGTAATTGTTTTATGACCTCCAGATCTACCTTCTATTATATCTAAAGCCCAATCTTGATATTGCCCTTTTAATTCTTCTCTTATTTCTTTAAAAATATTTTTAACTATAGCGTTTAAGTCTATTTTGTCTTTCAACTCTTTAGAAACATCTGGATTTACTGCTACCTGAATTAATGAAGCATATCTTTTTATAACAAAAGGAAATTTAACTCCATTTTTATGAAGCTGAGTCCATAAATATCTTTGAGCTTTAGGTTCTGATTGAATTACTATTTTTTCTTTTGGTTCAAATCTTCCACCTTTTTTTACACTTGCTTTTAAAGAGCCTTCTCTTTTATGTTTTATTAAATTTAAATCTTTATTTAATAATTCTTTATATCTTTTATTTTCTTCTTCTGTTCTCTTATTTCCCTTTACTTTTAATTCTTGTTTTTCTTTATAATCTGATAAAGCATCTTCTTTTAAATTTGTATTCTCTTTTACTATTTTCTTTTTCATCTTCATAGTAGGCATTAATTTTCGTGATTCTTCTACTTTTTTCCAGTCTGGATTTGGCTTTACTATTTCTTTTATAGCTTCTTCTTGAATCTTACTTAAATCAATATATTTTAATAATGTATTATAAGCACTAACTAAAGACGGCTTTGTTTCCTTAATAAATGCTTCCATAATATCATCTTTATTCCAAATTCTAAAATCAGACATTAAAGCATTAATTAAAATAGCAAGACGTTCCATTCTATTTTTTTCTTTAAAATCTTTTCTTAATAAAAAAGTATCTTTAAGATTTGTATACCCAGCACTATCTACGATTTCTATTGCTTTTATTGTAGCTGAATCCATAACTCCTTGAGCATGTGACTGAGCTAAATGTGCTGTGTCTGCCTTAAACTCACTTTTACCTATTCTTGAACCTTTTTGTGCCAACTCTTTAGGTTCACCTTCTTTATGATGATGATCTGTCCAAAAATCAGGTCTTCTTGTATCAGGATCTAAACGAGCAAAATCAACAAGAGCTATCATCTGACCTTTTTTTGGAATCATATATTTTTTCATATTGGCAGATGTAGATTCTCCACCATATTGAATTCCGTGAAGAATTATATTTTTTCTATCTATCCCTTGTTTAATTAATTGATTATATGTTATAATAGCCGAAAAAACTCCGTCTAAATCTCTATGAAATATTATTTTAGCTGCTTTTGTTCCTTTTGGAATTCTAATTCCTGATTCTAACAAAAGTATATCTTTTACTTTCATTTTTTTTCCTTAATTTTATTTAATATTATCTTTACTTATATCTTTTGTGCTTCTAAAAGTATATAATCAAATAAATTATCTGGAGTATTTTCTAACTCCCATCCTTCTCCAACAAATTGTTCTCTTGATATAGTAGAAAACTCACTTTCATCAGTGAAAGCTCCTTCTGCCAACGGAAAAGTAGCATCCATTTCAGTAAATGATAATACATCAATATCTGGCGTATGTAATATTAAATTTTCACCTTCATACTTAATATTATAATATAAATTATTTAAATTATTAAAAACAAAATCACATACATCAGCAGTAGGGATTTCATAATTTACATCTGTTTTTATTAACCCATTTAGTGTTGCTAAATAATTTTCTAAATATTCTAATAGTGTTTGAGTTTTTATAGTTTCTTCATTATTCGTTGGGGTAAATTTACTTTCCTCAGTTCCAGACATAGGAACTAAATTTACTAAAACTTCTGGATTTAATAAATTAGAAATAGTAGGTGAAAAATCTTCTTCTGTTACTTCATAATTAATATCTATTAAGTTTTGTCTTATTTCTTTAAAAATAGCTCTGTATCTCTCTGGTTCTAATTCTTTTATTTCTGCTGCTAATATTCTCAAAATAAATATAGGGGTTATATAATCTAAATAATAATTTACAATTTCATTTTCTAATTCTGTTAGTGAAGATTCGCCTTCAATAATAATCTGTTCTTCATCTATTTCTATAATTACTTCATTAAATATTTTTTGTATTCTATATTCAACAATATTTGTTTTAAAATATGTAAAAGGTTCGTCATAACCAGATTTTAAACCAAGAATTTCTTCTGTACTATATTCATTATTATCATCTTCAAAAATAAATCTTGATTTTATAGATGTTATCTCATTAGCGTTAACTGTAATAGTTCTATCAAAATTATAAACAGCACTGTTATAAACAGTATCTGTTGGTTTATATGGTGTTAAATAATGTAAAAAAGATGTTTGTGTAGATATGTTTGTGAAAGGATTGTTAGAAGAATAATAAAATCTTCTATCAAACCAAAATTCAGTTATTTCAATATCAAATCCTAAAAAATTAAAAAATAATTCATAAGAATATATGCTTCCTTTTGTTTGATATATTTCTACCATATTTTTTAAAATTATTCTAAATTTATCTTCATTTAAAACGTTTTCTTCTAACATTTGAAAACCAAGAAGTTCACCTAAATAATTTAAATTATTTGGGTTTGTTTTATCTATATCTTTTGCAATTTTCATTTCTTCTATAATATCTGAAAATTTATCAAATTCTTTCATTATAGATTTTATAAATATAGTATTTTTTTTAGAATTTTCAATGTTTTCAACATCATAAGGAGGCAAAAATAAATTTCTATTATCATAAAAAAATGTTTTTATAGTTCCGTATTTAAAAGCGTTCATCAGTGCCAGAAACAAACTTTCTGGCATTGTATTTCCATCAAATACTTTTATTTCAAGTAAATATTTTATATTTATTTCTTCTATTTCTTCAAGTATTAAACATTCATTATATAAATCTTTTGAGCTTTTAGATAAAATATAATCTTTTCTTTCATAAAGAGAATTATCTAAACCTAATAAATTAATATAGAATTCTATATTTAAGGAGTCAGTAGGATAGAAATAACCAAAATCTACTAATTCTTGTTTTAATATTAAGTCCTTTAAAAAAATATTAGCGTAATTTTTTAATTTACTAGTTTTATAAACACTAATCATTATTAAAATATCCTTGATTCTTCAATTATCAATCCGTGAGTTTGAATTTTACTATTATCAATATAAATATATTTATTTTCAGATAAGATACCAACTTCATCAAAATCTATTTCTAAAGTTTCATTAACGGCAGTAGATGAATTTTGAAAATCTGTTCCTAAGAAATTTATGCTGACTCTTTCTACTCCGTTTATTGTTAAACAAGCAGTATAAATATCTGATTTATAAATATTTTCTCCAATTTTTCCATTTGATATAGAAAATAAGTTTGTTATTTTTGTAATTAAATTTTGTTCTATGGTATTTTTTTGTCTGTACAAAGCTTGTGAAAATCTTATAGTAATTTTTAAATCAAAAACTTTAAATACAGGCTGCTTAAAATAATTTTCAACACCAACTATTTTTTTATCATCTAAATAATCAGAAAAAATATCTTCATCAGTTTCATCCCAAGAAAATTTATTACCATCAGAGTCTATATGTCTTTTGTCTTCAACAAAATGAATATAAAAAGTACCATCAGGAAAATTATTATTAAAAATTTCATTGTCTGGAATAGCTTCTATATTAAATCTTCCATCCTCAACTTCAGAACTAGATGAACCTTCTGTATACTTTATATAGTAATCACCAGTCACGTAAGAAGTATAAATTCTTACAATTGTTCTTTGAGTTTCACTTGGTACCTCAATAAAAACTTGTGATTCAATTGACGAAGCCTCAGCATTTGTTATTTCAATTTTATCTATTAAATAATTATTATCTTTTGCTTCTATTATAAATACATCTCCTTGAACCACAGTAATCGTAGCATGATCTTTTAAATTAGATTCATCTATTGCTATTTTAAAATCATTTAAAGTCTCTCCATCTGTTATTTCAAAATTATATGAGGTATTAGTTTGAGATCCAGAGCCATCATCGTAATAAACTTTTATAATCATAGTTTGAGTTGTAGTTGTTGAGCCATCTATATAAAAAGCTGTAAAATTTTCATCAACTGTTAATTTTGGTTTTTGTGCTAATGTTATATTATCTAATTCATCTATTCCATAGAAAGAACTTGAAATTACTTTGTCTTTAGTGAATTTTACTTGAAAATCGCTTAAAGTAGTGTCTATATGATCGTCTGTATCATAAACAGTATTATAAATAGCTCTTACTGGATTTCTTTTTAAAACATCACCTGAGTCTTTGTTTGCATAAAAACTTCCAATTTCATAAAAATTACCGCTTTCGGCTGCTGTTATATAATTTAAAAAAATATTTGTATTTATTGTTTCTCTTGGAAGAGGAGAACCTGTTTCATATAAAAATTTAATAGATTCACTTCCTGAAGTATCGTCTATAAACGTTGTTATTCTTTTATAATTTGTAGCTCTATACTCTGCTTCTGTAGAAAAATTAACACCAAAAATATCTTCAGTTAAATCATTATTTATAGGTCCAACTAAACTTATAAATTCATTAACAGTTCCATCTATTTCTAATTTTAAATATTTATCATCTACAACGCTTGCTATGTTATAGTTTTCCTGATAAGTAGTTCTTAAAGAATTTTCGCCTTCTAAAGAAGTATTGCTTTCTGTTCCTAAAGCTGCTAGCAAGTCATACGCAGGAATGGTTGCCATTTCTATTATTACATCATCTTCTTTTTGACCAGATATTGTTCCATTATTATATATTTCTATATCAGCACAAGTTGTTGTTTCTAAAGCAGAATCATAAACGGAAACAAATCTAGCACTATATTTAGAACCACTTAGTGCAGTATTTATATTTGAAAGTAATTGAGCATAAGTTTGTGTAGTTCCAGCAAAAATTGTATATTCTGCATCACTTAAATTTAGATAATAATTATCTTCATCTTGGTTCATTATTTCTGAAATTATAAAATCACTTGTATTATAAATAGTTAAACCAAATCTTTGAGAAGCAAAAGATTCTCCGATTGAATCAAAAATATTATTTATCTCTCCTACTAATGTAGTTAAATCTATAGTCCCAGATAGTCCAGTTAAATCTATAGTATGTACATCTCCGTCTATATCTATATTAAATTGTTTATTAGTGTCTACATTAATTCCTTCTGACAAATCAATAGTTCCTACCAAAACAGGATTTATATCCTCAGATAACCTAAATTCTCCATAATCTTCTTCAAAAATAGGAGTGTATGTTTTAGTAGTTCCTGATGTATAATAAGAAGACGATAAAACAGAAGGAGCATCTACAGAAAAATTTTCTAATTTTGATTCCGTAGGTGCTGCTTGAGTAAAAGTAAATCTTGGATACCCATCAGCAGTTGTGTCTGCTATTATAGCATCTAATAATTCTTCTGGCGCTTCTAATTCATAGACGTTATAATATGTAGTTTGAGATGGAAGAGTAGTATATACTAAATTGAGAGGGTTTGTAATGTCTTCTTCAATATATGTCATTCCAGTTAAAGTGTAAGAGTGTCCTAATTTACCTTCTCTAAAAGATATTTCTTCATTAAATCTATTTTCCTCATTAAAAGTGCATAAATTTATATCATTAATAATATCTGTAGAGATATTTTCTAAATTAGTTTTTCTAAGTGCTACAATAAAATTAACAGCATCAAGAGGACTCATATATTGTCCTATTTTATTTTTATAGTTTGAAGGTAAATTTCCTTGTCCATATGTAATAGATGTGTTTATATATTGATTTTGATTTAAATGATATTCATAATCTTCTCTAGTCACTGTTGTTTTATTAGATTTAATACTATTAGGAGCATTATATTTTATTTCATCTATTGTTTCTATGTTTTTTCCTCCATATCCACTTAAATAATTAATATAAGTTATCGTATATTTATTTCCAGTATTTGAAATGTTATTTTCAGTTAAATTTATAGATTTTTTAGGAATGTTTCCTATTGTTCCTCCACCTATTCTATAAAACAATAGAAGTTCTGAATTTTGTGGTAATATCTTACTTTCTTTTGGAATCACATTTAAAGTAGGAAAGGTTATTTCTACTTTTTCATTATTTATATTTTTAACTGTAAATGGGATTTCTGTATCTTCATTCTGAGCATCTCTTTCTAAAAAGCTTCCAACTTTCAATAATTTTCTAGTATATCCATCTTCTGTTTTTAAATAAATAGTAATAGAATTTTTAATAATGCCAACTTCTTCAATTGTAAAAATTTGTCCTGAATTAGTTTCTGCTGTTAAAGCTATATTTCTAGTAACACCTTCATAAAAAGGAATAGATTCTTGAGTATAATAAGAAGAACTATCTACAGGATCTATACTTCCATCTTCATCATATGTATCAGTCGTATCTATAGTAATAGAATTTTTATAATTAAATTCTTCTGCTACATCATCATAATTTATAGCCTCAAAATATCTTTGATTTCCATTTCTATCCGTAGCTGTTATTTTTTTATAATCAAAATCAGTAGTTATTTCATCATATCCTCTAGATAAATAATATAATCCAATGTTATCGTTAATAGTTAAAGTAACGTCTACTCTAGCACAGGTTGGTAGACTTACATCATAACCTATTTCTTTTATAATTCTAATTACTGATTCTATTTTTCTTGCTGTATCTAAAAAGTTTTCATTTTCTGTTATATCTATTCTTAATGCAAGCTGTTCTGCAATATAACTAAATAACTCTAAAAGCATACGACCAGCGTTACTAGCTAAAAAATCATCCCAATTGTCTTGATAATCAGGATTATCATTAACCATATTATAAATATCAGTTAGAATATTTTCATAAGATAACCCACTTGCTGAAGTTATTGGTAAATTAGCCATCAATCATTCCTCTTAAAATACTAAATTTAAATTTAAATTTAAAGTCTCTAAATTTTCTTTTACTACAACTATTATATATATGTTTGCCATTCTATTTTCTTTATCAATTTCTACATCAACACTGGTGACATTAACTCTAGGTTCAAATTTATTAATTTTTGAAATTATTTCAAACTCTATATCCTCAAGCAAAACAGCTTCTCTTTCAAATAAAAAATCTTCAAGATAACTTCCAAATAGAGGATTCCCTACTCTTTGGCCTGGATATGTTTTTAATATTCTTGATATATTTTCAGCAAAGAGTTCTTCATTTTCTTTAATTCTTACAAACTCATCGTTATTATATATAGCAATTCCTTTCATAAAAAACCTTTCTTTTTGTTTTATCTTTACAAAAAAATACTTTCGTAACTTATATAGTTATATGAAAGTAATTATTATAAATAAAGAATTAATAAAAAAAGATATTAAAAATGTTGAGGTTGGAAATAAATTTTATTTTGTATGTGATAAAGAAAAAACAATTTTTGAATGTGTAGCTCCAAAAGAATTTAAAATAAAGATTTAAATCTCTTTTATTAATCTTAAATTATCAGACATTAAATAATCACTAGTTACAATAACATTATTTTTGAAAAATATTTTTTTAATATCAATAAATTCTCTTTTGATATTACCTAAGTCATCATAGTAAACTTGAGAGTAATCATCTAAAATACCATCTGTAATTAAGTCTATTTCACATTCTAATTCTGGAACATTTTCATCATCTGATAATACATAAACTGTATCATTTAAACTTAAATTAGTAATATCTGAAACAAAAATTCTTCTTTTTCCATCCCCGTCTGCTTGTATTTTTTTTACCACAAAATAATCATTTATTACAGAAAGATGTCCTGCTTTATCTGATAATATATTAGATGTCTCTTCAATTCCTAATATTATTTCCATTAAGTCTTTTAACGTTCCTGATTTCTTATTAATTCTATTTTTAATTAAAGTAAATCTATTGGAATAATCAGTATCTCTTGCCGCTAATTTCATATAGGTATCTATAGCCGATGCTCTTGTGGAAAATATACCTGCTGCATTTCTTTCTATTCCAAAATCTGAAACTAAAGTAGAAGTAGCTGTAGTAAAATCTACTTCTTTATCTGCTTCCCAATCTACTATTTTAACTAGCATAGATTGTATATCACTTAAAGCGTCATCACCAGAAGTTCCTCTATTCACATTATAATTTAAATATCTTTCTAAAGTAATTAAATGATTTTTATATATTTCTACTAATTCTTCTATTATAGTAAGAATAAATTCATCGCTTGCCGTGTAGTCGCCAGTTATTGAAAAAGTTGCAGAAGGATTTCCTATTTGAACATATTTATCTATTATAAAATTACCAGAAGAGTTAACAGGCTCTACAATTTTTCCAAAAATAAAATTATCAGTATCTTCTTTGATTAATATATAATCGCCTTCTGTTACAAACCCTGTAGCATAAGTCATATTTCCTTGAGATGTAGTTGCTATTGTTTCATCATAAAAAACCAACGCTTCTGTAGTTGCAGTACTACTCCCTGTATGACCTGAAGAATAATAAGTAAGCAATGTATTTATTGCGTTAAATTGTTCTACTTCTGTCCTAAAAAAATCAAAAACATAAGTATCAAAATCAGTTGTGTCGTCATGCCATTCAGCATATCTATCTGGCTCTAAAGGATTATAGTTTGTAGCACTTTTAGTTATATCTGAGAAAAATTCTGTAGTTTCTGTTAATTTAGCAGCATTTCTTAATTTTTCTGAATCATAGTAATTAATAGCAGAAGATGAATCTGGATTAGATGATATATATAAGCTTTCATCTAAACGAGCATGATATTTTCCATGTATATAAGCATACTCATAAGCTAAACCAGTTAATGAAGAATTTAAATATCTAAACATTTCTCTGTTTGTTTTGTCTTTTTTAATTTTATCTTCTTCTGCTAAATAAAATTGTTGATTAACATAATATAAATCTGTAGTAAAACTTTCAGTTTCTAACACAGAGGCAGTTAAAGTTCTTCTTTGATCCGTAGTAAATGTTCCCATTATTCAATCACCAATACTTCATAAATATGTTTTTTTAATAATTCTTTTTGTTTTGATAAAATAGAAATAAATTTATAATCTGTTATAAAATTTCTTTTGCTTAACTCTAACAAAGCGTCAAAGCTTATTAACATTTCTTCTTCTGTTTCTCCAGTTAAGTTTAACATGTTATAATTTATAATAGACTTTCTTCTTGTTATTTCAGAAGTGTAATAATTTTCAAGATCTGTAATTATCAAAGAATAATTTTTGCATTGTTTACAAGGATAAAATTCATCACTTAAAAGTAATTTATCTAATTTATTAACAAAATATTCTTTAACATCAGACATTAAAAATCTAACCACATTAATAAACTGTTGTTTATCTACATATGTTGGTATTTCTACTGAGTAAATTGGCATTAATTCGTCTTGAATTATAAACTTAGTATCATAATAATAATAATTTCTAAATAAATCTAAAGAATATTTTACAGATGCATCAAAATCTTCTTTTAATGTAGCATTTAATGCTATTGTTGTGCCAGATATAGTACTTGATACTGTACTTTGGATTCCTTCTATAGTTCCTTCGTTTGTATCTAAATAATCATTAACATCTGTATCTATAGCACTATAAAGATTATCAAATTTAGTATTTATATCATCATCATAATTATCACTAAGATTGTTATAATAAGTGTGTTCTACTACAGAATTACTTATTTTAGATTTAACAGAATCTAGCCATTCTTCTTTATGTCTTGTTATATAGGCAGCAGCTAAATTATACAAATTATAATTTATAAACTTTTCCATTCCTTCTTTTAATTTTTCTTTTATTATTTTTATAAAAGCATTGGAAAAAATATAATCTAAATTTACATTATTTCCTCTTGTAAATACGTTTTCTGCTTTTGCATACATTAAATCCCAAATATCACCTCGTAAATCATTAGTTTCTTTAAATAAATTTATAACTATGGCATATAAATCTGCTGTTTTTGTTGTTTTAAGTGCGTCATTAAAAGATTTTACAACTTGATTTAATTCACCTAAATTATCAGTTAAAGGATCTCTTAAATCAATAGCATTTATTCCAGGAACTATCATTTCTGTGCCTAATTTTACTATATCTTTTCCTAAATACATAAAAAAATCATCATTTACTACGGTTGAAAAATCATCTTCTATGTCAGACATTGCCGTAGCAAACTCTGTTAAATCAGCACAAGCATTTATTATTACATTCTCTGCTTTATATCCTATACCATAAGTTACATTATCATAAATAGAATAATAAAAATTTTCATCTGTATAATCTGGGGTTATTCCTGAGTTTAATAATTTTCTCATTTCATTTGTATTATATCCAGTTATAGCAGAAATAGGATTATATTCTGCCATAGTATCAGTTACTATTTGTTCTAAATTTATTTTTTCATTTTCTACTAATGAGTTTAATAATCTCATTTGATAGGGAGTTAAATATAAAGTAAATACAGGCATTTCAAGAAAAGCTTTTTTAATAGCTTCCATAGCTCCTGGAATCTCCCCTGCTATTCCTTTCATTATATCAGAAACTATATTTTGAATTATTACTGGCAACCTTGCATAATTAAATAATATTACACTAACTATATCAGAAACCATATCTATAGTTGGTTTTATTTTTTGATAAGTATTAATTAAATTTGTAACAGTTTTATAAACAGCAAAAACTGTATTTAAAGGCCCTATCAAAAAAGCAGCTTGAGTTGCCATAATTAACGCATTGTTTTTTGCTTTAGATAAAGCATTATTAAAATCTGCTGGTGATAAAGCTAATGCTTTTTCGCCTATACCTAAAATATCACCAACTGTTATTACATTTGCTGTTTTTGTAGTAATTGTAGATGAAATATCAGGAACAGAGATGCTGCCAACTTTAGAAGCCGCTTGTTTTTTGGCATTATTTTCAATGCCTACTTTTGCTCCATTAACTAAGCCATTAAAAAAATTTTTTATAGTATTTTCAATTACACCCATTATATAGATACTCCATTGGCTGTAGTTAAGATTGTTCCATCTTCTAACCTTGAATTAACTTCTGTGTTTGACACTACTATTCTTTGATTACTTGTTCCAAGCAAAATATTATCTGAAGAAAACCTAACAGTAGGAGCGCTTAATGTAATTTCTCCATCTTCTATAAGAGTTACTGATTTGCCAACACTTGCAATAATAGAATCCTTATCTTGTGTAACTTCTGAACGCTTTGTATCATTCATTTCTCCAACCATAGTTCTTAAAACACTTATATTTTTATTTCCTATAGTTCTAATTTCATTTCTTATTTCTGTAACAGTATTTGAAGCTATATCATAATTAGATAAAACAAAACTATCAGGAGTTTGTTCAAAGGAAGATCTTTGTATATCTTTACCATCCTCATTCTTAGTATATGTAGAAATGTTTATAGTTGGCTCTAAATTATTTTTTTCATCTGAAATCATAGTTATTTCTTGAAACGAATTTTGATCACCATAATGTTTTATTAGTATTTTATTTTTATTAAAAATAAGAATATTTTCAGTATTATTATTTTTCCAAGATAAAGAGGCTGGGGCGTTATCTAAAGAAGTATTTTTTAATCTAAAAACAAAAGAATTTTCATCATCTGTTTCAAAATTTTTTTGTAAAAATCCATCTTCATTAAGCGATATTGGGGATTCTTCTGAATTTTCATCTAAATTAATACCATTTATATCAACTAATTTTAGAGAACCACTAGTTTCTGGTAATATAATTCCACCAAGCCAAACTGGAGTATTAATATTGCCATCTAAAAACTGTATTACTCCAACAGAATTAACAGGAGGAAGTCTAAACATTCCATTATTCATTCCTCCACCAAAAGGAATTTGAATAAAACAATATAAATCTTTTTCTATTTTAGCGTTAAAATTATCAGCTTTATAAGTTACAGATAAATCTTCTTCAAAATATTGACTATTTATTAAAGAAGTTCTTACTCGTATTTTACCTGATTGATAAAATTCAGAAGTATCTGTAACTATTCCTTTGTAAATTCCTAAAATTTTTTTCATTATATTTCCTTATAATAAAGATATTAAATCTGATAATTTTGGTATTTTTATAATTTTATTGGGTGCAAAATCTTCTAAAGAGTTTTCATTATAATTTATATACGTTAAAACCCAATGATATTTCCAGCTTCCATATAAATAATTAGAAATTAGATCTGGTCTATAAGAAAACTTTAATGGAATTTGATAATTAACTAAACTTCCTTCTTTAAACTTATCAGTAAATTCTTTTAAGTTTATTCTGTATTTTTGTTCGCTATCTAGGCTTGGATTATAAATGCTTTCAAAAAATTTATATCTATCTTTAGCCATTATAATTCTCCAACTTTAGCAACTTTATTACTAAAAGATTCAAAATAATCATCAAAAGTAGGCATAATATTTATATAATTAGGATCTACTTCTACTAGATTTAAAGTAACTGTAAATCCTATTATATCCTTTACTAATCCGTTTTCTATAAAGTAACTATTTGTATTTCCGTCTTTATTTATAGAAACACTAGTAACTATAAAGCTTTTGTGGTATACTTTGCCTTTAAATGGAAAAGTTAATAAATTATTATATATTATAGAACTATCTTCAGATAAATAAGATGTAGAACCATTCTCCAGTTTACCCATTACAATTTTTATCATAGGTGGTCTAAAATAAAAAGTAGAAGGATTTAAATCAGCATTTCTTGATATTGATTTAAATCTAGGAAAAACTAAAGATTCATATGCTCTTTCTATTGCTTGAATTCTATTCATAGTAAAAAACTCACCAGACTCTCTTTCTCTTCTTGACATTGGATAATACTTTGTGGTTAAAGAAAATTGCTGACTGTCTGTTCCTAAGTAAGACTGTATAGACCCAACTCTGCCAAGTAATGTTATTGTTTCATATCTTGCCGTCCTTGAAACTTCACTAATTTCTGGAGTAAACTGAAAAGGTATTTTAAAATTATTTACTTTTATTCTATCATCAAAAGAACTACTTAAAATAGGATAAACATTAATATTTCCTATTTCTATATTGTTAGGTGAAGATTCTGTAAACATTTCATTTATATCTATAAAATCATTTGTTCTTGAAATTATTTCTGCTTGTATCTTTATTTCCGCTTTTTCTTTTCTTTCTATTAAATCTTCTGTAGGAACTACAGTAAAATCTTCTGTTCCTAATGGTTTCAAAACAATTTCTCCAGAAATAATTTGTTCTGTTTCTTCTTTACTTAATTTAGCAACTTCATCTAAAGTATCGTATTTTATTTCTCCTAATGGTTTTAAAATAGTTTCTCCAGAAATAATTTGTTCTGTTTCTTCTTTACTTAATTTAGCAACTTCATCTAAAGTATCGTTTTGTATTTCTATTGTTTTAACTTCTGTTTCTTTTAGAGGAGTGACAGTAAAATTTTCAACTTTAACTTCTGTTTCTTTTAGAGGAGTAACAGTAAAATCTTCAACTCCTGTTGGCTTCAAAACAGTTTCTCCAGAAATAATTTGCTCTGTTTCTTTTTTACTTAATTTAGTAACTTTATCTAAAGTATCGTTTTGTATTTCTATTGTTTTAGATTCTTGCTTTATAAATCTGCTATTACTCTCATCTATAAAAACTGACATTTTACTCATATCTTACCTCTTAACTTATACCTGGAATATTTACAGCTCTTATTCCATATCTTTTCGTAAGTTCTTCTTTTGTTCTTTCTATCGCTATGCTGTTGCCAGTATCAACCAAATCATTATTTTCTTTACTATAATTAAGTATTTTTTCTAAACTTGCATTGCTCATCTTGGCAAGTTCTAATTGCTTTTCTCTAAATTTTTTATCTTCATTTGATATTGATTGTATTTGAGTTTTAGTTGATGCTTGAAAATAACTATCTCCAGCTATAATTCCATTGTCTGTTTGAGTAGTCTTAGGTCTATTTTCTTCATTTGCTTTTTTTATTGACTCTCCAGCATCTTTAAGTACTTTACCAGCATCTAAAAGAGAATCTCCCATTGATTGTATAGATTCTCCTAAAGTTTTACCACCAAAAACTTTTATTAATCCACCTATCCCTTTAATTAAAACACCTACTGCTTGAACTAAGAAACCTAAAATTTTTAATAAAGGAGGTAATAAGATTTCAACTAATTGTATAATAACAGGAGTTAACTTTTCTATAATTTGTATTACTGCGTCAATAATTCCGCTATTCATCATCATATCAAATAAATTCATAAAAACTTTACTTAAAGCTTCCATAGCTGGTTCTAATTTTACAAAAACTGATTCTAACTTAGCTTGTACTGTAGCAAATAATCTTTGCATAGCTGCACTCTTACCAAATACTGCCATTAAAATACCAGTTATACCAGCAACTTTTCCTATAGCTTTAGTTAAGCCAGAACCTATTTTAACTGCAACTGTTCCAGCTCCTCTTAGTGCGCTTCTTTTTTTATCATCTTGTTGTCTTAAAAAAGTTAATCCTGCTTTAGCAATTGATCTACTTAAACTTCCAACGTCTTTAAAAGTTTCTTTTACATTAGTTGTAAATTTACTCCATCTTGAAACAACGCTATCTTTTATTGCAGTTCCAATATTAACGAACATATTTTTTCCTCTTTCTAATATTCCATTAAATTTAGAACCAGCTTTAATTTGTTTCTCATAATAATTATTTATTTTTTTAGTATAGTCAATTATTTGTTCATTTATTTTTTTGGTTTCTAAACTTTTTTCACGTATTCTATCTTGAATATCTAATTGACTTACTTTATTTAATTCTATTTGTTTTTCTAGCTCTGAATTTTGTTTTAATATTTCATTCTCTCTTCTTTTAGCGTTTACTATTTTTAAACTATCTTCTGGTGTTAAATATTTACCTTTTTCTTCTAAAATTTTAATCATTTCTCTTTGAGAATCTAATTCTTGCTCATTAAAAGAAAAAACACTCTCCATAGCTTTTCTTTCATCTTTATATTCTTTAGCTCTAGCTATAAATCCCGCTTTTTCTGCTTCTTGAATTTCTTTTGTTTTTTCAAGACGTTTGGTTAAATCAAATAATTGTTGCTTGCTCATCCTATTAGATAATTTTTCCATTTCGCTTTTTTGGTTTATTTCTATTTTTTCAATTTTATTTTGTTCTCTTCCAATAGAAATCTTTAGTTTTGCCTGAACTTTTTGTAATTTATTTAATTCAATTGTTCTAAAATAAGAAAGTCCTTCTTCGTGAGCTATTTTTTCAAGTTCTTGTATTCTATCTACAACTTCGCTTCTTTGATTTTCTAGTTGTTTTTTTATTTCAATATTTTGTTCAATTCTATGTTTATTATTTAAGGTTATATCTTGCATAACTTTAAGTATTTTTTCATGTTTTCTTAAATCAATAGGATCTTCCATATATCTTTTTAAATCAAGCATTTCAGAGTTTACTTTAGCTAAAGATTTAACAAATCTACCTATAGGACCTCTAGCATCTTCATATTTTTTAGCTATACTTTCTGCTCTTTCCTTTTCTGCTAAATAAAGAGGATTATTTTTTAATATTTCTTTTCTGTGTTTTATTTCTGTTTCTAATCTTTTTTCCTTTAAAGTCATCTCTTTTCTGTGAGATTTTTCAAATACATCGCTCAAACCTTCATCAAAAGTATTTGTCAATAAAGAAAAAGAAGGATTGTTTTTAAATATTTCTTTTCTGTGTTTTAATTCTGTTTCTAATCTTTTCTCTTTTAAAGTCATTTCTCTTTTATGAGATTTTTCAAATACATTATTTAAATCTTCAGAAAAGTCTTTTGTTGGTAAAGAAGAAACAGAAGGATTGTTTTTTAAAATTTCTTTTCTGTGTTTTAATTCTGTTTTTAATCTTTTCTCTTTTAAAATCATTTCTCTTTTATGAGATTTTTCAAATACATTATTTAAGCTTTCAGCAAAAGTATTTGTTAATAAAGAAAAGGACTTAGAAAAAACTTTTTTTATTCTTTTACCTAAAAAAATTATAATTGGAATAGCCATAACGGAAAAAGCAAGAATGCTTGCTTTTAATTGTTTTTTTATACCATCCCCTATTCCTTCTAAATTTATTTTAGTTAATGAGTCACTTAATTTTTTAGTATTTTCTTCAAAAAATTTTCCAATACCACTATTTTTAAATAAATTTATAATTTTAGAAGCAATATTTCCTAAAGTTTTATTTGCTAATTCTTGAACTTTTTGAAACATAGTGTTAACTTTCATTCTAATATCTAATATTTCTTTTTCATTATTTATTTGCTTTGTTGTCATATTAGCTAATTTATTTGCTTGCTCTAAAGTAATACCATATTGTTTTGCCATTTCATTAGCGGCAAACTTATTAGGTATATTATTTATAGTTTTAGCTAATTCTATAAATTTATCTTGATATATATTTATATTTTCTAAGCCTTTACCAGACATAGCATCATTTAAACTAATTCCAAGTTTATTAAGTAATAAACTATTTTCAAGAATAGTATCTGGATTAAATAATTTTTCAAAAATTCCAATAGTTTCTTCTGCTGCTATCCCAACGGATTTAAAAGATGAAATCATGATACTCATGTTTTTAGAAACCTTTTGCATGTTAATATCTGTTTTACCTAACGCTCCTATCATTTTTGGTAATGCTGAATATAAAGATGTTATTTCCTCTGTTGTTAATCCAAGTTCTGTTCTTACACTAGCTATTGATCTAAAGACTCCATTTATTTCTTTTTCTGTTGCTCCTAATTGAATTAAACTTGCTGTAAATTTACCAGTAGCCTCAGCTGAAGCTCCTGTATAATCCATAAATATTGCTAAGCTAGTCAAAGCTCCTTCTTTTAAATTTATTCTATTTAATAATAATTCTTTGTTTAGTTCTTTTATAGCTGATGTGCTCACACCAGAGACAGTCTGTATTTTAAATATTTTATCTATAAATTCCACTGTATTTTTAGTGCCATAACCAGTTTCATCTGCTAAACTTTTTATTTCTTTATTAAGTTCAAAAAAAGATTTTCCTAAAGTAAATATTTGTGCTGAAACATTTAAAGAGAAAAGTCTTTTAGCGGCATCAACTAAAGGTTTAGATAAACCACCAATTATACTTCTTAAATTTTTAGTTTGATTATTAGTTTTTTCAAAATTTTTATTTATTTTTTGCGTAGAGTCATCTATTGAATATAATTTTTTTGCTGTTGTGTTTAAGTGAGATTCTAAACCTTTGTTAATCCCAAAAGACATATCTAGTGAATTCATTATTCAAAAATCCTCTGTACTTCTAAATTAGTAGTATATCCACTACCTGTTATGTTATGTGTTATCTTTTTTATAAAATAAAATCCAGATATATTACTTAAAGTGTTTTTTTCTCCATCTGTAGATTTTTTATAAACATTTAAATATATCATATATTGTACAGGAGATAAACTTTCATCAAATAAATAAAAAGGATCTCCCATTAATTCTATAGTTCCTTGATAAATAAATTTATTTACCTGTTCTGCTACTTTTCTAGCCAATGCTTTTGAAAAAATATTTCCTTCTAAATTACCACTTGGCGTTGGTAAAAGATTTGTTCTTGCTGTAGAAATAAAACCAAAACCTTCATCTTCTTCATTTATAAAAATTTCTTTTGGATTTGTATTTAAAGAAATTTCATTACCACTTTTATTAAACTTAAAAACTCTATTTTTTCCATTAGTATCTATAGCCACATTAAAATTTAAAAATCCAAATTGATTGTTAAAAGTTAGATTTGCGCTTTTTATTATATTATTTAAACTATTTCTATATTCATATCTTCTTATTTTTATTTCTTTACTTTTATTTTCTTTAAATTCATCTTTATATTCAAAATATATATAAATTCCTTCGCCAGGAATTTCTTTATATCTCCAGATATAATCATTTGACACTAAATTTTTTTCTTTAAATTCATTTACTTTACTAATAAACTCAAAATCTTCTTCATGATTATAAAGAGGATTAATTTTATTTTTCCAGGAATTAGGATTTATATCAAATGGATTTAAAATATAAACAACATCTTGATTTTCTACTTTTTGATAGTTTTCTTCATAATAAAATCTTGGAAGTACTTGTTTACAATATTCATCTAATAAATTACTAACACTTAAATATTTAGCAATGTCTTCTCCATTATCTGCCTCATCTTCTTCTGACATGGTAAAAAGATTAATTTTATGATTATATTCATTATTATCATATGAGAAAGTAATTTCATCTGGAAAATTACTTTTTTTATTAAAATTTTTAGAAGTTATTAAGTTTCCTTCTGGAGTATAAAATTGTCCTTTATTAGTTATAAGCCTTATATACCCATCAGATGCTTTGCTTAATTTTTTAGCTAATAAATGAAAAGTATCAATTGGCTTTTCTTCTATTTTATTATTATTTTGTAAAATTTTTAAATTATCAAGAATAAGATGAGATAATTCATAAGCTTGTATATTAAAAACAATTCCATTTTCAGTTAAATCTGTATTAAAATTTTGTATTTTAAAATATAACCAAGGAGAAACACAAACGGGTTTTTGAAGGGTTTCTGTTCTTTTTACAAAATCTTCTCCTTGTAAATTTGGTTCATTTATAACATCATCTCCCTCTGACTCATTACCATAACCAAATCTTATTCTAAAATTTTCTTCTGGAGGAAAATTCATTATTATATCTTGATTTACTGGTTTTGATATTATATTTGAAGAAATTATTGAGTTTAAAATAATATTTTCAAGATTTTTTTCGGTTGAGTCTTGTAGTGTTAGCGAACATTGTCTAAAACCTCCGTTATCTTCAACCGTTAAGCTTATAAAATAATTATCTTCAACTAAATTAGTACTACCAAATGTTTTAACATATTCACCACTATTATTAAAATTATTCATTTTTCTAGTAGCTATATCTATCCAATATCCTTCAGTATTTCCTCTTGCTACTTCATTAGTATCAAAAACCTTAAACTGAACAGATATAAATGGTGAGTTTGGAATAATTTTTTTAGTACCATTAGTTACAGCAAAAAAATCTTCATAATCATAAAATTTATATTTTAATTTTTGCTGTATCTCATTAGCTAATACATCTTTTATATACCAGCTATCATAGTCTTCATAACTTGCCATTTTTCTATTTTCCTTTCTCTTATCTTTTCAATTTTTATTTGAAAAGATAAATATATGAAATTTTTAAATATAAAAAAATTAATAAAAAAAGACATACCAATTAAAAAACTAAAAGAAATTATTAATGACATAAAACCAGATGACGTCAAAAAAAGAATTGAAAAAGGCGAAAAAAATGTGATATTGAATATTATCAAAAATAAAGTAAAAAATTAAAAAATTTTTATTCTACTTTGTTTTGAGCGATATTAATTCCATACCTTGCTTCATTAATTCTTTCTGCTAATTCTGTATTGCTATAAGCTACTTTAATTTTAGTATAATCAATTTCTCTTGGTTCTAAGTTTTTATTCAAAGCCTGAATAAATTGATCTTTTGTAGTATATTGAAGTTTAACTAAATTTGTGAATCCAGCAGAAACCATTTTAGGTCTTAAAATTTGACTTGTGAAGTATTTTCTATAAGCTTTTCTTACTATAGAATATTTTTGAATTTTCATCATTTTATAAAAATCATATCCATTAACTATTTGATTTGATTTTTTTATCATATATATAGTTCTAGCTATCCACATTTTTTCATCATATGATAAATAGTGTAGATTTATCCCATGAGTATATTTAGCATCACTATACATAACAAATATTTGAGGATTGGGGTCGTGTTGCCATCTTAAATAACCCATCTCACAAATAGTGCCAAATACTAAATATTTCCAAGGATTTCTAACTATATTAGCAGAATATCTAATTCTTCTTATTTTACTTACTACCCAATCTACTATACCCATATTATTAACTTTACTTTTGTTTTCTTGTTGTAAAGGTATTAATATACAATTATATACGGGAGACTTTTAATGAAATTAAGAGAACTTTTAGATATAGCCAAGTTTGGTGAAGATCATATTAAAATATCACGAAAAATAAACGAAATCAAAGAAAGTTTTGATGATGATTATAATTTTTATAATTTTTCAAGTTTAGTTGAATCCATATTATGTGAAGAAAAAGAAGAATTCTCTATACTTTTAATATCAGCTGCTAATTATATTAAAAGATATGAAGAAAAGTTATCTGAAGGTTATTCTATTGAAGATAAATCAGCTGAATTAATAATAAGAGAAACAACTAGAAAAATTGGTAATGCCATATATAAATTAGAAGAAAATATTAAAACTTTTAAAAATGCAAATAAAGAAAAATTAAGCGATGCTATAAGTTACTTAATTTTTGAATGTAATCAAGTTGCTAAAAAGCATAATTTTACTGTAAGAGATTTTTCTTTTAAGAATGAAACTTTTTCTGAAACAGTAAAAGAAAAAATTGAAGAATTAGGTGAAATTGTTCTATAATTTCACCTTCATGCTACTCTCCTGCCCTGTTTTCTCAGCAGGGCTTTTTTTATTAAAAAAAAATAAAAAAAATCACTTTGAACCCAAAAAAAAGTTGCTTAGACGTCATACATAAAAATGATTGTTAATCACCAAAAAAGAAAAGATTGAGAAAAAGAAAAATTCTAAAAAAGAACTTAAAAGAAAAATAAGAGAACAACAAAAGTAGTAAAGAAAAAGAAACAAGAAGAACAGAAAGCTGCGAAGAAGAAAAGCGTAGCAGCAAACCGAACTGGATGAAAAGGAATTCAATCACGGAGGTCTATTGTTTTTACAAAAAAGGAGAAAAGAAATTTAGAGGAATTCTTCGAATTCCTAAATTTAAAATCTTCGCTACGCTTCGATTTTAAATTTATTTTTAGTTTATTAAAAAGTAAAGTTAAAGCATATATAAATTAGTATTTATAAAAAAAGGGAAAGGAAATATGAATAACGAAGTAGATTTAACTAAACTTGCTAATGCTGAAGTATTTGAAAAAGATCCAGAGATGAAAAAAGTTTTAGAAGAACAAAAAAATACAGTACCAGTAAAAAAGAAAAAATCAAAATTCTCTTTTACAACAGCTTCTAAAGTAAGACTTCCATCAGAAGGAAGATTTTATAATACGGAAGACCCAGATATTAATGAAGGCTATATTTTAATAAGACCTATGACAGTAAAAGAAGAAGGAATTCTTTCAGATAAAAAATTAATAAAAGAAGGAATTGCTACAAGAATTGTTTTAGATAACTGTATAGAATCAGATATTGATGCTCAAGACTTACTTTCTTTTGATTCAAATTATCTTTTATTTTATCTTCGTGGATTAAGTTATGGTAACGAATATGATTTTGAAATTAAATGTTCAAATGAAATGTGTGAAAATATTTACAAGCATACAATAAAAATATCAGATATTAAATTTAAAGCTATTCCAAAAGATATAAAAGAACCAATAGTTGTAAAACTTCCTTTATCAAAATATACTGTTGAAGTAATTTTGCCTAGAGTTTATCACTCAGAAAAAGTATATAGAGAATCAAAAGGAATTAGTAGTAATTTTATATCTTTAAATTATGTAGCAAGAACATACAAAGTAACCGACGATAAAGGAAAGTTGGTTCCTAAAAGTGATTGGAGCGAATTTTATGAAGCACTACCATCTTTAGATAAACAAGAAATTAAAAAACTTACAGACTTGGATGATGGAGTTGAAGAAATTGTTAATGGCGTATCCTGTCCTGAGTGTGGAACGGAATACAAAGGGGGCATTCCTTTTAACGAGGACTTTTTTCGTATTTAATAATGTAAATTTTATGGATTTATATAAGTCTAGATATGCTTTAGTTAGAAAAGGCTTTTCACTTACTGAAGTTATGAATCTAGAAATAACAGAGTATAAAGCTTATTTAAATTTAATATTACAAGAGTATGAGGAGAATTTAGCAGAGATATAGAAACTTAATTGACAAAAACATAAAATAACAGTATTATTAATAAGCAATTGTCTATTGCATAAAAAAATATTTAAAAATCCACAAAGCATTTATAGCAAAAAGGATTTAAAAGGAGAAACAAATGAGCAATTTATTAGACGATTTTAATCTTGACAATTTAGCAGATGAAATCCAAAAGGACCTTAAAAGAACTAACTATTGGCAGCCAAAACCAGAAGTTAAAAATACAATAAGGGTTCTACCACCATTAACCAAAAAATTTGGTGAAAAACTTTTTTATTATAAACACAGAACACATTGGATTGATGGAAAGCCAAGAGAATGCCTTAACCAGACATTTACTGATAATGAAGGAAATTTTCATGAAGCAGAACCTTGCCCAGCTTGTATCAAAGCAAAAAAACTTAGAAAAATTTCCACATCAAAAGATAGCCCAGAGGGTAAATTAGCATCTCAATTATCGGCTAGAGATAGGTATGTTTTGAGGATAGTTTCTAAGGATGGAAGTGGAGGCGAATCTCAGCCTATATTTTATGAAGTAGGTCCAAAGATCTTCACTAAAATTTCTTCAGCAATAACTAGTGGTGAATTCGGTTCTATTGTTCACCCAGTAGAAGGAAGAGATATTATAATTATAAAGAAAGGCTCAGGTCTTACAACTAATTATGATGAATCTTATATTTCTCCTAATATTTCTCCAATTTTTAATGATAAAAATAAACTTATTGAAGTTTTGAAAAATGCTTACGAAATGAGCTATACTCAAACTATAAATTTTGTCTCAGCAGAAGAAATGGAACAAGATATTAGGATTTTCTTAGAAGGAGAATCTAGCTCTGGTAAATCAGAATATAATCAAACTACAACTACAATAGGAGACCCTAATTCTTCATTAGAATCTCTCGGAATTAAAAGATCAGGAGATGTTCCTGAAGAATTAAATTTAGAAGATGATTTAAATAATGTTCTGGAAGGTCTTGACTTATCAAGTATTTAAAAGCTAAAATTAAGAAAGCAGGCTAGCCTGCTTTCTGTTTATTAGGAGAAAAAATGGAAGTTAAATTAAGTGATATAGATAAAATTATGCCAGATGGAACTATAGACTTACACAAAACAGATACAAAAGTTAAAAATTGGTACGACATTGGTGTATATGCTTTAAATTATGCTGTTTCTAAAAATTTACGTTATTGTATTCCAGCTGGTAGAATTACTGCTATAGAAGGACTTAGTGGCACTGGAAAATCTTTATTAGTAGCTTCAGCTATGAAAGATCCAAAAATAGATTTATGTGTAATTATAGATACAGAAGGTGGAGGAGCTTCGGCTGAATTATATGAATTTGCTAAAGTAGATTTAAGAAAGGTTAGGTTATTAAAAGCACATACTTTTTGTAATTATAGAATAGATAGAAAAACAGGAAAAAAAGAAGAAGTTGCAGATAAAGATATGCCTGCTAAACTTGAAACTGAAAAGTATATTTATGTTGAAGGTGCTACGAGGTTAGTAAAAAAAATAATTGATAATTTAACCATCAATAAAAAAATGCAAAATGTAAATATGTTTATAGTATTAGACTCTATTGCTAATATTCAATCTTTTAGAGAAATGCAAGGTGTTTACGACATGGGTTCTAGAAGTCAAGAAATTTCAAGATTTTTTAGGGCTTTTGATAACGCTTTTGAAAAAACAAGTACTGCTTTTGTTTTTACTAATAAAGTTTATACAAATATTGGTAATGAATTTGTTCCTTTTGTTTCATCTGGTGGTGTTAATGTAGTATACAACCCATCGGTAACAATAACATTATCAGAATCTGCTGAATCAGAAGAAATGAATGACGCTGAAAAAAAGAAGGAAAAAGAAAGAAGAAAAAGTTCTCTCGGAAGTTCTGTTAAAACAGTAAAAGCTTTAATAAAAAAATCAAGGTTTGGAACAGAAAAACGAATGTGCTATTTTACTCTTGATATGATGTTTGGTCCTTCAAGAATTTCTGGTTTATTTAAACTTCTTAGAGATTTTGATGTTATAGAAAAGACAGGTAAAACTAGATATATAATTAAAGGTATGTGGGAAGATAAGACTTTTTATAAAAAAGATTTTATGAAAAAAGTAGTTGAAAATGAAGAAAAAAATATTGATGAATTTCAAAAAAAATTAGAAGAAGCAGAAATTAGAATTAGAGAAGAAAGACTTAAAAATATGGAAGTAAGTGAAGATATAATTAGTGAAGACGAAGAAATTGAAGAAATTGAGATAGAAGACATGTTAGACGATTTTGATTCAGATGAAATTACAAATAATGTAGTACGCGATTTAGAAGAATAAGGAGATATTAATGAAAAATATTCAACCATTAGCAGATATGGTATTATTGGAGCTTGAAGAATTAAAAGAATCTGCTTTTAATCAAACAAAAAGCGGAATTTTTGTGCCAAATCAACAAAAAGATCCAGTAAAAAACCCTTCAAAAATAGAATATCATGCAAAGGTTTTAAAGATTGGTAAAAAAGCAGAAGAAGCCGCTAAAGAAAGAGAGTTTGCGATAGGAGATTATATTTATTATAATCAATATAACGCAATGAAGTTTTCGGATAATATTGGTAGTGAAATTAAAACCTATCTTTTAGTTAAACCAGAAGACGTCTGGGGAAAATACGAACTCTAAGGAAAGCCCCAATATGGGGCTATTTTTTTATGGAAATAATATTAAATGATATTTATCTAATTTTAAAAAAAACAACAAAAAAAGAAGAAGATATTTTAAAAAAAAATTTCACTCTTAATGATGAATCCGATGCTTATAGATCTGGTAGGTTTGATCCAAAAAAAATAAAAAAAGTAAAATTTTTTCATAAAATTAAAGACAGCTTAGTATTTTTTTCTGGAATAGCAAAGGAAGTTATTGAATTTATAAAAGAAAACAACATGAGTGTTAGTTCTTTTGAAGATAAAAGAGAAAAATTTAAACATCAAACAAAAGAATATAATTATAGAGATTTTTTCAACCCAAAATTTGATTATGTAGAGCATCAAATAAGAGCACTAAAAAAATTAAAAGAATCAAATAATGGTATAATAAAAGCTACTACAAGCAGTGGGAAAACAGAGATAATTATAGGATTAATGAAAATTACTAACTTAAAAACATTAATTTTAGTTAATAATTCTAATTTAGGAATACAAACAGCTAAAAGAATAGAAGATGCTGGTATAAAATGCGGAATAATTACGACTGGAAAAAATAAAATAGAAAAAAATATGGTTGTAACAATAGGCTCTGTTTATAAAGTTCCTGATTTAAATAAATTTAATGTATTGATTATAGATGAAGTACATAGAGCTTCAGCAAAAAGATTTCAAGATTTTTTAATAAAAACTAAAATAAAATTAAGATATGGGTTTTCAGCAACTCCAGAAGGTAATAGCGATCTTAATTTTATGAAGATAAAGCAATTTATGGGACCCATAAGAGAAACAATAGAGGCTAAAGAATTATTAGATAATGATGTTATAGTAAAACCTAAAATAGAATTCATACAAATTTGGTGTCCTAGAACGTTAGATTGGTCTTCTGCTAATTTATTAGCAATAGTACAAAATACAGAAAGAAATAAAAAAATATTAAAAATAGTTCAAGAATATAAAGAACCTACTATGATATTAATAAAAAATATAGAACACGGAAAATATTTAGAAGATATTATTCCAGATTCTGTATTTGTTCACGGAAGTGTAGAAGTAAGTGAGAGAGAAAAAATTATAGAAGATTTTGAAAATGGAAAAATTAAAAATATAATAGCATCAAATATTTTTAATGAAGGTATTAGTATTAATGCTATAAGAGTATTAATAATAGCGTCTGGAGGAAAATCAAAAATAGAAACAGTTCAAAAACTTGGTCGTGCCTTAAGAAAAGATAAAGGAAAGTTTGAAGCAAAAGTTTTTGATTTTTTTGACGAAAATAACAAATTTACAGAAAGGCATTCAAGGCAGCGAGCAAAAACTTATTTAAAAAATGGTTTCGAAATAGCAAATCCTCTTATTTTTGATTAATAAAACTGTAAAGATAAAACAAAGAGGAAACTATATGAACTTTAAAGAACTTTTAACAGAAGAATTAGATATAGGCGATGTAATAATAGAAGAAGGGGCTGAGTATGGAATGTATGTAACTCCTTTATTTGCTTATTTATCTATGAAAGAAAATATATTAGATAAACTAAAAAAGAAAGGCATTCCAAGAAAAGCTAAAAGAGCCGTAAAAAAAGAAAAAGAATTAGCTAGAAAAGAAAAAAAATCAGTAGATGTAACTTATAAGTTTACTCCAGAACAAAAAAAATTTATAAGAGAGCTAAAGAAAAAATACGGAAAAGATCTTATAAGTGAAATAAAAGACTTTAGAGTAGAAATCTTAGCTCCTTATCAAGTTTTAAAAAGACAAATAAAATCAACAAAAAAAATAACATCAAAAGAAGTCTTTGGAATGACTCACGAAGAATTTAAAAAATATGAAAATTCTGGCGCTAAAAAAATTGAGATGTTAGATAATGTTGATGAAAATATAGCAAATGAAAATAAAAGAATAGATAGATTAAAAGATGTTAGAAATAATCTTGAAAAATTAGTAGAAGACTTTAAAATCGGAAAAGGAGAGCCTAAACAAAGCATTATTGATAAAGTTTTAAAATATTATAATCTTTCTGGAGTTGAATATTCAAATGAAAGATTAGGCAAAGCTTTTAGAGAATTAACTCAAAATCAACAAAGAATGAATAGAATTGTTAATAGCGATAATTTAACCCCTGAAGATAGAAGAGAAATTCTTGATTTAATAAACAGAAATGAAGAATTAAGAAGAAATCCTGTTTATAAAAGAAAAATAAATAACAATATTCCATTAACAAAAGAAGAAAAGGAAGAATTAAGAGCAAGCACGAAAGGAATTATTAATATAGATAAAATAAAAAAACCAGGAAAATTTGAAGAAGAACTTAGAATGTATTTTTTAAGAAACGAAGCTATGAATCTTCTGAAACCAGGTAAAAGTAATAAATATACTAAATTATATGTAGAAATTTTAAACGAAAGTATTTCAAGTATTGGAGAAAGAATAAAAGAATCTTTTGAAAAAATATCTAAATTAAAAAGCGGGACTATGCTTAACGATCAAGAAAAGAAAATTTATAGAATAAAATCAGGAGTTAATGAAAAAGAAGCGACTTCAAAAAGCTTTAATAAAATGTTAAACGATGATGATTTTTTTGGAGTAATGTATTCTAAAAAATCAGAAAAAATTATAAACGCAGAAAAAGAAATAGACGCTTTAATGAAAGAATTTGAAAGAAGAATAAAAAAAATAGTTTCAGAAGAAGATTATAAAAAACTAAAACAACTAAGACTTATAAATAATTTAGTAACTATAAAAGAATTGTCTTCTCCAAATAATATGTTTAAAAATATTTCCTCAGAAGAATGGAAAGAACAAAAATCAATTGAGCAAGAGCAAGAGCAAGAGCAAGAGCAAGAGCAAGAAGAATAATTGAGGAAAAAATGTCTTTTATATATGATGGTAAATTAACAACTATAGAGCCACGAATAAAACCAGAACAAATAAAAATAAGTAAAGAAAATTTAGTCTTTGCTTTTTCTCATTATAAAATAACAACTATGGCAATGTATATTATTTTGTCAATAAATTATGTAGGATTAAATATAGATCCTAAGGATATATATTTTGGCGATAAAATAGACAAAAAATCCCTTGAAGATGCTGCTAAAAAAAGTATACCGATAAAAGATAAAGAATATATTAAAGTAAAAGAAGTAAAATTAGAAAAAGTAACTTTTGAATTTGATTATGAAAAATGGTTTAGAAAAGCAACTTATGGAGTTGAACTTAAAATAAATCATTCTTTAAAAAAGAAAGTATTAAAATGTAAAGAAGAAATGCCAATTATGGTTAAAATAGCTATGGATGATAGGTTTGCTGAAAATATATCTAAAGAATTTTATAAATATATTTCAAAGAATAATAATAGAAATAAAATATTTAATATCTTAGTGCCAAAACAAATGATGTTAAAATATAATGGAATAATGAATTTAATAACAATAAATTATGATCATAAAGAGAATTTTTTTATAGCAAGTGTTAAAGATGAATATATGTTAATATTATTATATTTTAATACAGAAACTTCAAAGGAAAAACTTAATATATCTAATAAAAAACTTAAATCAAATATCTACACAGTTAAGAAAAAATAAAAAACCCTTTCTCAAAAAAAGAAAGGGTTTGGAAATATGATAATCGTCTGTTCTACGAACAGGCGTTTTTTTAACTGGTTGCTGATGATTCTATTGTTTTACCACCACTTAAGTCATACCAATCATATTTAATAGTTAAATTTACTTCAGAAGGCGTATCATCTGCGTAAGATAAGCTTCCCCCAAAATCAATTGAAAGAGGAAACACATTGTGTAAATTCCACTGTCTTACTGACTTACCAGAACCGCTTAGTTGAATAATTTGCACACTTGCTATAGCATCTTGTTTTAACTGAGCTTGTCCTGTAGCTGGATCGTAAAATAGTCTAGACCAGTTATGTAAAATTTCTGTTGCTGAATCGTAAGTTTCATTAGGGGTTTTAATGTAATCATAAAAAATTATATTAATATCATTATAAGTTGATTTTCCAGGTACCCAAACTCTATCATTTAATCTGTTTAATTCATTTGCATTAAATGTTATTGAAGGAACGGTTACTGTGTGAGCTGCGAAAGCAAGAGATTTAATGTGAGTATCAGTAACATTGACTTTAAAATTTTCACCTACGTTAATAGTACCATTATCCCAAGTAAATTTAACAATCCATCTATTTTTCTTAACTGGCTCAAGTGTAGCTGCCTTAGTGTTTGTTAAATCTATACTAAATGTATCTATTGCCATTATATTTTCTCCTTAATAGTTTCTTTATTTATTGTAACTTTACTAACATTTATATACTATTTTTAAAGTAATTTTGATTTAACCGATTTTTTATCCGATTTTAGTAAAGTTAAAATATATGACTAAAGTATGTAAAGTTTGCAAGAAAAATCTTGAGATAAATAATTTTCACAAAGACTTACAAAAAAAATTTGGAGTCAAAAATATATGCAAAAACTGTTTAAAAAAAAATAAAAGAGCTGTTTTCCCTAATAGGAAAATAGATAGAAATTTATCTTCCTCAATTAGAAGAAGCTTAAAAAACAACAAAATTTTATATTGTGAAAAAATAGTAGGCTATGACTTAAATATATTAAAGAATGAAATAGAAAAAAAATTTCATTCTGGTATGAATTGGAAAAACTATTGTAAAGTATGGAAATTAAAAAAAATAATCCCATCCTCTTTCTATAGATATAGTAATTCTTATACTAATTCTTATAATAATTCTTATAATAATGAATTAGTAAAATCATGGAACTATAAAAATTTTAAACCAGTACTGATAGGTAAAGAAAAAATAAATATTAACGAAGAAATTAAAAAAAATAATTTATATAGTATTTTACCTATAGGCAATCTAAATAACTTAGTAGAGATAAATATTGACAAAAAATAAGATTTTTAGTATTATTAAAATAAAAGGTGAATTATATGAATGTGAAGCAACTTATAGAACAATTGTCAGAAATAAAAGGTGATGATGTTTATAAACCAATTGTTTTTAGCGATGGAGTTATGTATAATGAAATATTAGAAGTAAAAGAAGCTTGTATAGAACCACTTGATGAATATCAAGGTTCTATATATTATGAAAATAATGGAGACTACCCAAGAGTTCCAGTTATTTCAATAGAAGAAAAGAAGGATTGGTAATTAATGAAAATAATAGTTACAGGAGATTTACACTCTGAAGAAGGAGTATATACAAATATTTGTATAGATTATCTTAATAATCTAGAAGAGTATTGTAAAAAAAATGATATAAATATTATAGTATTTACTGGAGATATATTAGAAAAATCTTCAAGAATTAAAAATGAAGCTTTTTTACCTCTTTTCTTTAAATTCATAGATCTTGAGGAAAACGGCTTTGATATGTATTTTATATTAGGAAATCACGATATATTTAATAATAAAAATGATTCAATGATAGAGGTTTTTATTAAATTTGGAACTGTAGTAAAAAAATCTGAAGTTTTTAATATTGGAGGACATGAAATTACAATGCTTCCTTATACTCAATCAGAATTTGACATTCCAACTCAAGGTGAATATTTAATTACTCATTTACCTATAGCAAATTTTACTTTTGATAATGAAGTTAAGGCAAGTGAAAAAAAAGCGTTTAAAATAGATCTTTTTGAAAACTATAAAAGAGTTTTCTCTGGACATTTTCATAGATTTCAAAATAAAAAAAATATTTGTTATCACGGGTCTCCTTACCAATTAAGTTATGGAGAAAGAAACACAAAAAAAGGATTTGTTGTTTTTGATTTAGATGAAAATTCTTATGAATTTGTAGAATATGATGAAGCTCCAAAATATAAAATAATTGATATAAAAGAGCTTGAAAAAGGAATAAATAAATCCGAAATACAAAATTGCTTTATTAAAGTAAATATTGATAAAAAAGTTGAAGATTTTATAAAAATAAAACATTTATTATATGAAAACGGTGCTTTAGAAGTAAAGCAACAATTTATATCTAATGAAGAAGAAAAGAACACAAAAGAAATAAAAATAGATATAAATAATTCATTAAAAGAGATGCTAGAAGAGTATATAACAGAACAAGAGTTTAAAATAGAAAACAAAGTTTTAGACAAGGAAAAACTTTTAAAGTTATTTCATAAGGTAGATAAAGAGGTTTAAATGCAATTTAAAAACATAAAGATAAAAAACTTTAAATCATTTCCTGATAACGAAATAACTATAGATCTTAATTTTAAAGGAATAAAATTATTATCAGGAGAAAATGGTTCCGGAAAAACTACTATTTTTGATGCTATATACTGGTGTATATATGGAAAATCAAAAGTAGCAGTAGAAAAAGTTATAAATAAAACTACTGGTAAAAATTGTAAAGTAATGCTTACTTTTGTAATTAATAATCAAGAGTATACAATATTAAGATATAGAAATAGCGATAAACACGGAAATAACTTATTTCTTTTTAAAGGAAATGAAGATTTAACTTTAAAAGGAATGAATAAAACTCAAGAAAAAATTGAAGAAATTATAGGAATAGATTATAACGCTATGTCTTCTTCAATTATATTATCTTCAGAAATATACAAACCTTTTTTAAGAGCAACTGAATCAAATAGGTTAAAAATTTTTGAATCTATCTTTTTACTAGGAGAAATAAATACTTATAATAAAGTATTGAAAGTTCTCAATAAAAAAACAAAAGAGGAATACGATTTAATAAATGAAAAATTTTTAGAGAGTAAGGCATCTATTGATACATCTAAATTAAACTTAATTAATTATAAAGAAAAAATAAAAAAGAACATAAATTTTTTTAAAGAACAAATATCTATTGCTGAAAAAGAATTAGAAGAACTTAAAAGAAAACTTACAGAATCTAATTCTATAGATATAAATCTATTAATGAATGATTTAGATAAAAATGTAAAAATAAAAGAAAAAATATCAGAAATAGAAAATGAAATAGAAATTTTAACTAATAAAAAGAAATATCTTGATTTAGATAAGCTTTCAGAATTAAAAGAAAAATTAGATAATTTTAAAAATATAGATGTAGAAGCCGAAAAAAAGAAAATAGAAGAAAATGAAAAAAAATTAAAAATTAATAAAGACAAAATATATAAACAAAAGGACATTAATAATAACATTTCTTCAATAACTTATTCTATTAATAATGTGAAAGAAGTTCTAAAGAAAAATAAAGAAGAAGCTCTAGATATACAGGCTAAAATAAAAAACATTCAAAAAAATATAGAAACATGCCCTACTTGTGGTCAGAGGATAGAGAAAGATAAGCATAAAGAAATATTAAACGAAATAACAATTAAATATAAAAATATAATTTCTGAATTAAAAGAAAATAATAATAAATATAAAGAATTGTTACAAGAACTAGAAAAAAAGAAACAAGAGTTGGAAAAAATAATTTTTGAAGAAACAGTTGAAATAAAAGATTCTTATATTGAGTTTATTAATAATTTTAAATTTAATAAGCAAAAAGCTGAATCAGAATATAAATTATTGTATAATGATATACATGCGAAAGAAGAAAACAACAAGGAAATAAATAAAGAAATAAAAGATTTAGAGTTTAAATTATTTGAGAGCAGAAGATTATTAAAAGAAGAAAAATATTCAAAAGAATATCTTGAAAACTTAAAAAATTTAACATCTAACATAAACGAAAAAATAAAAGAAAAAGAAGATGAAATTAAACTGGCAAATGAAAGAGTTAAAGTTTCAATTGATATTGATTATGTAGAAGAAATGAAAAATAATATTTCAAAGATTCTTAAAGAAAAAAAGCAAGTTGAAGATAAAAGAAATAAAATAATTGAAAAACTATTATATCAAGAAAAAATGGCTGAAATATTTTCCAATAAAGATTCTGGATTTAAAAAATATTTTATTAATAGAACAATAGATCTTTTTAACGAAAAAGTTAATTTATATCTTCCATTCTTCTTTGACGAACAAGTAAAAATAACTTTTGATAAAAATCTTAAAGAAACTATAGTATTTAGAAATAAAGAAGCAGATTTTAATGAATTTTCTTCTGGTCAAAAAACAAGATGTGAAATTGCTATAATATTTTCATTATATTTGTTGGTAAGAACTATGTTTAACAATGGAACTAATTTATTAGTTTTTGATGAAATTCTAGATAATAATTTAGATATAAAGGGTGTAAATGCTGTTGTTGATTTACTGGAAGATATAAGTAAAGATTCTACTATATTTATAGTTTCTCATAAAGAAGAATATAAAGAAAAATTTGAAAATGTTATGAAAATAATAAAAGATGAAAATGGTTTCAGTAAAGTAGCATAAAAAAAGCCCATATGGGCTTTTTTAATTTCTTTTTAGTTTTTGCAATCTTTGTTGAATAATATTTAATTTGGGACTTATTTTTTCCGCAGCGTAGGTTTCTATTTTTTCTTTAGTTTGTTCAGCTTTAGCTCCAGAAATATCTTTTCTATCTTCTCTTTTTGCTATTCTTTTTTCATAAGCAGCTCTTCTGCTAGAAGACATTTTTGCTTTTTTAGCTGTTTCTTTAGCTTCTTTTTTTCTTTCTGTTCTTATTTTCTTAAATCCCTTAGTTTCTGCTATACTTAATTTAGTTGCTTTATATAATTCATTTTTCATAACAGCTAAATCACTATTTAAATTATTTATTTCTATATTTATATTTGCATTGCCTTTTGCTTTTTCAGTAGGTTGAGCATATTTAGTAAAGTTTTTTTCTTGTTTTATAATTTTATTAACTCTATCTGTAAATATTCTTTCAAATTTATCTATGATATTTATAACTTTTAATTTTATAGGATTTATTTCTTTTATTGAATAAGCTTTTACTTCAGGTAGTGCTCCTTCAGCTTTTTCATAGGTATTAAATTTTGATATAAATAACTTATCAAAAGCTATTTTTAAATATTCATTAGCCATTTCATAAAATTGTTTTTTAATATTTGTTGCTTTATTTATACCTTCTTTAACATTTTCTGATAATTCATTAATATTGCCAAATTCATTTTTTCTAACAGGTATGTTTATGTCTTTTGGTCTTGACTCCCTTGCTAATTTCATATCATCTGAAGTTTTTTCTTGCTCTTTAGGAGTTTCTTCTTTTTCTTTTTCTTGCTCTTTAGGAGTTTCTTCTTTTTCTTTTTCTTTTTCTTGCTCTTGCCCTTGCTCTTTAGGAGTTTCTTCTTTTTCTTTTTCTTGCTCTTTGTTTTGTGATTTGTTTATTAAAGGATTTTCTTTAAAAACCTTTATATTATTTCCATCTTTATCTTTAAACATTAAGTCTTTGTTTTTATTTTCTTCAAAGGCGTTTGGATTTTCAAAAATATTAATAGGTTTTCCATCATTATTAAAAAATTTAGTTTCTTGAGTTTTTATTACTTTGCCATCTTTAGTAAAAACAACATTAATATTTCCCTCTTTTTCAGAAACATTCATATTCATTCTAGATTTTCTTATTTGATTGAATACCCTAGTGGTTGGGGATTTGTCATCTTTTTTTGATGGTTCATAAGGAGTAAACCATATATTCCCCATGTTTTTTCTTTTTGTTATTGTTCCTTTGTTGGTTTCAAATACCTCAAAAATAACCTTTTCTATTCTTTCTTTTGTTAATGTTGTAGAGGGACCACCTTCTATTTGCCCTACTGTTTTAACATGTTCTTCGCCTTTTTTAGCTAAAATCAGAGCTATTCCTAAAATTTTTAAAGATAATGCTATGTCTAAAATTTCCTTGCTTTTTTCATTAATAAGTTTTTTAGTGGCATCAAGATTTCCTTTATAAATTTTATAATAATCATTTTGAAATTTATCAAGTATTTCTTTTCCTTCTTTTTTATCTCTTGCTAAGCTTTCTAAGTATGCTAAAGCTTTTGCTCTATTTCCTTTATTTTCTAAGAAGTTTTTAGTACTAACTCCATAATTCCAATTTGGATAAATTATGCTTTCATTAAGCATTATATATTCTTTAAAATCAATCATATTAACTCCGATTTTTTAAGTACTTATTATTTATCTTTACTAAATAAATTTGACAAAAAATAAATTATTTGTTATTTTATATACAGGAGAAGTTACATGAATTTTACACAATTACATATTCACGCTAATGCTGGAAGTCGTTTAGATGCGGTAGCATCTTCTGAGGATTACGCAAAAAAAGCAAAAGAACTAGGACATACTCATTTAGCACTAACAGACCACGGTAAATTAAGTGGATTTTATGACCATCAAAAAGCTTGTGATAAATTTGATTTAATTCCTGTATTTGGTGTTGAAATGTATATTAATGATAAACTAATGATATTAGATGAAAAAGGAAAAAGACAAAGAATTCCTAATAATCATATCATATTATTAGCAGAAAATCAAATAGGGTATAAAAATTTATTAAAATTAAATTATATATCTATGAATGATACAGATCATTTTTATTATAGAAATCACATAACTTTTGAAGAATTATTTGCTCATTCTGAAGGACTGATTGTTGGAACAGCATGTATGGCTTCTCCTTTTTCTAGATTATTTAGAGAGGGGAAAGAAGAAGAGGCAGAAGTCTTATATAATAAGTTCATAGAAAAGTTTGGAAAAAATAATTTTTATACAGAATTGCAGTTAAATGAAATTATTAGCGAAGAAAAAGTTCAAGGAGCAATCGAAGGACAAAAAACTATAAATAGTTTTATGGAAAGTTTAGCAGATAAATATGGAATTACAAAAGTTTTAACTGGTGATGTTCATTATTTAAATGATGGTGATGATTGGTTACAAACAGTTTCATTAGGTATACAAGACGGCTCTACTTATGATAATATTAAATTTGAACTTGAAGGAAAACATCTTTTTTATCATACAATTGATGATTACAAAATTTTTAATAAGAAGTGGAATTATGGATATTCTGATGAATATATAGAAGATCTTTGTAATAATGCTTATGAAATTTCTAAAAGATGCAATGTTAGAATTCCAGAAAGAACAAAAATGATTCTTCCAACAGTAACAGAAAATGATAGTAAAAATTTAATAAAATTAGCAAGAGAAGGTTTAATAAAAAAATTAAATAAGAAAACTTTAGAAGAAGTAGATAAAGAATATAGAGATAGATTGGAAAAAGAACTTGAAGTGTTGCTAAGAAAAGGAATGGCAAGTTATGTATTAATACTTGAAGATATTTTTAGAGCTACTAAAAAAGAAGGACTAATGGCTGGAGCTGGAAGAGGTTCTGGAGCTGGTAGTTTAGTGTTATATGCTCTAGGAATAACTACAATAGATCCATTAAGATTTGGATTACTTTTTGAAAGATTTTTATCTGATTCAAGAAGTCCAGATTATGTATTTCAATATTTTTTGTAAAATTATTACTTGCTTGGAAAAAAATATTTATAAAATTAAGGAGAGAATATGAAAATAAAATTAGGAAATACTTTGGGATTTAAATTATTTCCAAGGCAATATGAAGCAGTTGATATAAATGCTTCTTTTGAAATAGAAAAAGAAATAGAAGACTATGAAACTCTAAAAGCTGAAACAGAAAAAATGTCAAGAGAAATAAGCTCTGTTTTATCTAAAGAGCTAAAAAAAATAGTAAAAATAGCTTTAGAGGAGCAAAAATTAGCTAAAAAGAACTTATAAGGAGAAGAAGTGAGTTTTAAATTTAAACAGAAAATTAGCGAAGAGATTTTTAACAGAAAATACTGTTTACACGGAGAAACTACGCCTGAAGAAGTATTTAAAGGCGTGGCTAAAGAAATATCACTTGCAGAAAAAACACCGGAAAAGCAAAAAAAATGGGAAGAAAAGTTTTACGATGCTATTGTTAATGGATATTTTATTCCAGGTGGTAGAATTTTAGCAAATGCTAGGCCAAATTCACCAATGAAGAATTACAATAACTGTTTTACTATTGATATTGAAGATAGTATGAATGGTATTACTAATTCAATAAAAGAATATATGACAATCCAATCAGTTGGTGGAGGTGTTGGTTTTAATGTTAGTAAATTAAGACCATCTGGTTCGCCAATTAGTAAAGGTGGAGAATCTAGTGGTCCCTTATCTTTTTTGGAAGTCTTTGATGCTGCTTCTAAACAAATTAGAGTGGGAGGGCAAAGAAGAGCTGCAAGTATAGCAATTTTAAATGACACACATCCAGACGTAATTGATTTTATAACAGCAAAAAAAGGAAATGAAAATAATACATTAACTCAGTTTAATATTAGTGTTGGTATTACTGATAAGTTTATGAAAGCTGTGGAAAACGATGAAGACTGGGAATTTGAATTTAATGGAAAAAAAACAGAGCGAATAATAAAAGCAAGAGAAATGTATAATATTTTGTCTAAGAATGCTTGGTGGTATAATGAACCAGGAGCTTTATTTCTTGATACTATAGAAAAATATAATAATGGACATCATGCATTTAGAGTGGATAGATGCAACCCATGTGTTGTAGGAGGAACATTAGTAGCAGTAGCTGATGGAAGGGTAAGTGTTCCATTTAAGCAATTAGTAGAAGAAGGAAAAGACGTTCCTGTTTTTGCTAAAGATAAAAATGGAAAAACTATTGTAAGAGTAATGAGAAATCCAAGAATTACAGGATATAATAAAGAAATCTATGAAATAACCCTAGATGATGGCTCTATTATAAAATGCACTTCTAATCATAAAATTTTTACAAAAGATAAATCTTTTGTAAGAGCAGATGAGTTAAAGATTGGAGATTCTTTATGGATAGATACGAAATGGAAAACCTCTTATAAGGAAATGTTTGGAGGAGAAAAAGAAAAAACTGAATATTGGTTTTATAATGATGGACATAAAAATAGGGCAGAGCACCGAATTATATTTGAGGAACTTAATGGAGAAATAACAAAAAGAAACGTAATACATCATAAAAATTTTGATTCCTTGGATAATTCTATAAGTAATTTATCATCTCTTTCCAAAGAAGAACATGATAGTCTTCATAGTAGGCTGATGATTGGCGAAAACAATCCTTATCATAAAATGTCAGATGAATGGAAAAGAAATTTTGCTACCCACAAAGGAGCAGATAACGGAAGGTATGTTGATTTTTCTATAACAGATTTAATAATTAAATTAAAAACATGGGCTGAAGAAAATAAATCTATTATTACTTGGAAAGATTATGAAAATGTTTGTATTGAAAACAATATACCTCCTTATTTTAAAAATAGAAATACAACTGCAAAAAACATCATAGAGTCCATAAATATAGAGAATGGATATAAAATTTATAATAAACCACAAGAAGCAAGAGAATATAATAGATATCTTAATCTATTAAAAGAAAGTGATTTGGATTTATATTTTATTGATGGGTGTATTTATGCTGAAAAAATATGTGAAAATTGCGGCAAGACATTTAAAGTTAAATATTATAAAAGAGAGCAATCTTATTGTTCTTCAAAATGTGGAGTAGAATTTACCTCAAAGGAAAGAAAGGAAAAATCTTCTAAAACGCTAAAAGATAGAATGAATAGCAAAAAAGAAACTTTTATTATCTCTTTCATTAAATTTGTAAGTGAAAATAAAAAAATACCTATTGGGGAAGATTTAAATAATCTATTGATTACTTCACATATGAAAGATTTTAGAACCGTCAGAGAAAAAAGTTATCAAAGGTTCTTAAATAGAGAAATATTAAATAGGTTTGGAGTTGAAATAAGTACAAAGAAACTGAAGAATGAAGAATATTCAATTAATAAAGCAGAAGAACTTATTAAAAATGGATTGGTTTACAATCATAAAGTAGTATCTATTAGAATAATTGGTAAAGAAGATGTGTATAATGGAACAGTTGATGAAGTGCATAATTATAATACAATTGTATCTAATACAGAAACAAAAACTGGCAATACGAAATTAGTTATGGTAAATAATGCAAATTGTGGGGAGATAGTTATGCCCCCATACTCTTTGTGTTGTCTAGGGTCAATAAATTTGTCAACTTTAATTAAAAATGCTTTTACAGATAAAGCACTTTTTGATTATACTAAATTCTCTGAAATGGTAAGTATTGGGGTAAGATTTTTAGATAATGTTTTAGATAGAGCAAGTTATCCATTAGAAAAAATAGAGATTGTTTCAAAAGCTTGGAGAAGAATTGGTTTAGGAATTACTGGTCTTGGCGATGCTTTATTAAAACTTGGTATTAAATACGGCTCAAAAGAATCTATAGATTTTGTAGAGAAGGTTGGTAAAAATTTAGCTGAAAATAGCTATATTACTTCTGCCTATTTAGCAAAAGAAAAAGGTTCTTTTCCTGCATTTGATGAAAACATCGGTAAGTATGGTTTTATAACAACATTATCAGAACAAACGCAAAAAGAAATTCAAGATTATGGATTAAGAAATATAGGGTTAAATACAATAGCGCCTACAGGAACGGTTTCTTTTTCAATAGGACAAAATTGTAGTTCCGGTATAGAACCCATTTTTAGTCTTCAATATGACAGAACAATAATTCAAGATAATGATACAAAAAAAGATGAAACTATATATGATAATGGTTATTTAGATTATTGTGATTTTTTTGGAAATGATAAACCTCTTCACGATTATGTTGTGACTTCGCATGATATTCCAATAAAAGCAAGCATAGACGTTCAAGCTGCTTTTCAAAAATATATAGATCATAGTATTAGTAAAACAATAAATATTCCTTATGAGACAACACTTGAAGAATACAAAGATATTTTTATGTATGCTTGGAAAAAAGGACTAAAAGGTGTAACAAGTTTTCACGAAGGTGCTGGAATGGAAGGAATTTTAAGTACTGGAAAGAAAAAAATAAAAAATACAAATAAAAAAAGACCAGAAATTTTAGAATGTGATATTCATGAAATGCAAGTTGATAAAGAAAGAATTATTGCCCTTGTTGGATTGGATGATGAAACAGATGAACCATATGAATTGTTTATAACAGAAGATCCAGATCAGATAATTAATGTGAAACACGCAAAAAAAGGAAGAATAATTAGAAGAGAAGTTAGTGGAGTTAATTTATATGATTTACATATAGAAGGTAAAAGAAGCGAATTTATATTAAAAGATTTAGCTTCTATGTTTGATGATGAATGGGGAACTCTTGGTAGAATGACATCTTTAGCATTAAAAAACGGAGTTCCAATGCAAGATATAGTAAAACAATGGAATAAGGCTCCTAAATTTGGGACTTTTATGAAAGCTGTGGGCAGAGTATTGAAGAAATATATTAAAGATGGAGAAAAGGCAATAGGAGCAACTTGTCCTGAATGTGGAAGCGATAATCTTGAATTTAGAGAAGGATGCTTAACTTGCTTATCTTGTGGAAACTCTAAGTGCGGATAAAATAATTTGACAAAAATTATAAAAAAATGTATAATATTAATGTAAGCGTTGCTTACAAACCTTATCAATTTTAAGCGGCTTTTATAGCCGCTTTTTTTTATCATAAAAATAAGTTGACAAAAATAATTTTTAAATATATAATTATTATATGACATATCAAGAGTTAATAAATACATGTAAAACAAAAAAAAGATTAAAAGAACTCAATGAAAAGCAGAAACAGCAGTTTTTAATTGAACTAAAAACTGCTGAAAGATTTTACAATAATGGAAGAGATATTTATCAAGAATTTGTTGATAATAAAGAAAAAATACAAACTCAATACATTTTACCTTATGTTTTAGAATTTACAGAAAAAATTACAAATGAAAAGATAGATATGGTTCAAGTTTCCAAAGGAGCTTCTGGAGGAATTGATGTAGATGTTGATTTTCAAGGTGGTGGTAGAGAATTTATTTTAGAATATTTAAAAGAAAAATATGGAGAAGATTGTGTTATTAATGTAGGAACTCAAAATACATTAGGTATGAAATCTGCTGTAAGAGATATTCTTAGATTTTATAAAATACCTTATGAAAAATCTAATGAATTTTCTAAGGCATTGGATAGAGAATTAACTTGGGAGGAAAACTTAGATTCTTTAAAAATTTCTGATTATAATTTATATAAATTTTATGAAAGCAAGAAAGAAATATTTGATTTAGTTCCTAAATTTATAGATCGTCCTAGACAGGCAGGAAAACATGCAGGTGGAATTTGTATTTTACCAGAGCCAGTTTATAATTATGTTCCTGTAGAAAGAGTTCAAGGCATATTAGTAACAGGTTATCAAGAAAGCGGACAAAAAACTGATTTAGACGAATTAGGAGTTATTAAATTTGATATACTCGGAATATCAACTTTAGATGTTATTAAAAACGCAGTAGAAATGATTGATGAAGAAATTTATTTAATAGAAGAGGATGGAATTATAAAAGCTGTTCCAGAATCTTATTTAGAAAAAATAAAAGAAGTTGTTTAGATAAAATTTAGGAGAAAAAAATGGGTTTACGAAACGAAGAGATTGATGATTTAATTACAAATAAAATAAAAGAAATGGAAGTTCATATTAATAAAATTGAAGAAGAATCAGTTAAAGGGGAAGGTCATAGCATAGTTAGAATTTCAAATGCTATAGGCAAGCTATCAAAAATTTATGGAGATGTAGTTTATTATTTAGGAATACATGATGGTAAACCTAAAAATGAAGGTAGATAATGAATATAGACAAACAAGTTTTATCAGAAAAATTTAAAAAAAAAGATTATGATTTTTTCTTTAAAGAAGCAAGAGAGATAACTAATTTTTTATTAATAAGAAAGTATAATGTTTATGATGAAGAAAAAAGAAATGATATGATTCAAGAATGTCTTGAAAATTTATGGAAAAAAGTGATACAGGAAAAAATAAATCCAGAGTTTAATTTAATGTCATTCATTTGGCAAAATTCAACTTTTAAAATCGGTGAAATATTTAGAAAAGAAAATAGAAGAAATAGAATAGCAAGATTTATTAGTATGGATGAAGAAAAAAACGAATGGGCTAAAAAAACATTTGGAAATATATATAATCCAGAATTACTTACTTTATATAAAGAAGAAACAGGAAAAGAGTTTATATAATGGCAATTAAAATTATAAAAAAAATATCTAAAAAAGAATTAATAGATTTTATTTATGATATAGATTTAAATGATGAAAATTTATATAAAGAAGTAAATGATCCAGATTCTATTGGAATCTTTCAGCTTACAGGATATACTGCAAAGATTATGGTAAATATGATTAAACCAAAAAATTTTGATGAAATTGTAGCATGTAATGCCTTTGCAAGACCTGGTACTAGTAGTTTTGCTCCAGAATATGTAAAAAATAGAGATAGTGAAACTCATAACATACCAGAACCTATTTATAAAATCACAAAAGACACAAACGGAGTAATATTATATCAAGAAAGCGTAATGTCAATTTTTAATAAAATTGGTGGATTTTCTTTGGAAGAGTGTATTCAAGGAGATGAAAAAATAACGACTAATATTGGTAATGTTTCAATAAAAGAAATAGTTGAAAACAATCTTGATGTAAAAGTTCTTTCTTATAACGAAGAAAGTAAGGAAAAAGAATGGAAAGAAATAAAAAGATATTTAAATAATGGAGAAAGAACTTTAATAGAAATAGAGTTTGAAAATGGAGAAACCTTAAAATGCACGCCTGATCATAAAATCTTCACACAAAATAGAGGATGGGTGAAAGCGGAAGAGTTAACAGATGAAGATGAGCTTTTTCATAATCCATCGTAAAGATAAATACAGGAGAATACGATGGATTATGAAATGAATTATAGAAAATATATTGGGTATGTTAAATCTTTAAATAGAAAAAGAAACAATGAAGAAATCTATGAACTACATCATATAAAACCAAAAAGTATGGGTGGAGGAGACGATGAGGAGAATTTAGTTTTACTCTCTTATAGAGAACATTATCTTGCTCATTATTTATTATGGAAAATATATAATAATAAAGAAATGCTATTTGCTTTTTGGTTAATGAATAACACTAAAAACAAAATAGAGTTTAAAATAAACTCAAAGTTGTATGAAAAATTAAAAAATGGGTTCATAGAACAGCAAGAAAAAAAGTTATTTGTCTGGAAACTGGAAAGGTTTACAACTCTCAAAAAAAAGCGGCTATCGGTAATAATTTGAAAGATGGTTGGTGTATAAAAAAATCTATTAATGATAAAAATATTTTATCTAATAATTATCACTGGGACGATTTTGAAGAAGGTGTCGATTATTCCAGGAATCAGTATTATAATAAAATAAATTATTTAATAATAAGAATAGAGGACGCCAAGGGTTATTTTTCATATAAAGAAGCTGCTATGGATAACAACAGATCAGTGTCTACTATTTGCGATGCCGTTCTGGGCAAAACGAAAACAGCAAATGGGTATCATTGGGAAAAATTCAATCCGTTGATTGATTATAAAAAAAATGAGTTTTATAATAAAAAAAGATTAAAAAAACCAACCAATTATAAAAAAGTAATCTGCGTGGAAACAGGAAAAATATACGATTCTCAATCAGAAGCGGCGAGAGATATAGGTTACAAGGTTTCTGGGGATATAGGTAGATGTTGCGATGGTAAATTGAAAACTTGCGGTGGCTATCATTGGAGAAGAAATGAAGATCAAAAAAATAAAAAAAATTAAATCAGACATTGTTTACGATTTAGAAATAGAAGATAATCACAATTTTTTCGCAAATAATGTATTGGTTCATAATTGTAATATGGTTAGAGGCTTAATGAAAAAATTAGGCAAAGCAGATAAGAAAAAAGAAGATTTGGACTCTTGGGATAGTATTATTGAAAGATTTGAGGTGGAAGCAGTTAAACATGGTTTAACTCATAGAGAAGCAAAGTCTATTGCCAATGATATGCTTCAAATGAGTTCCTATTCATTTAATAAATCACATGCTGTAGCTTATACTTATATTGCTGCAATGTCCTTATACATGACACACTATTTTAGAAAATATTTTTACTCTTCTATAATACAATATGAAACAGAAAAAGAAAATAATCTTTTAGGCGTTTTAAGAACAACGGCAAAGAAAGGATTTAAAATAGTTCCCCCAGAAGTTAATACTTCAAAAGAAAATGTATCTCCAAAAGGAAATAAAATATATTATGGATTAAGTAATATTAAGCAAGTTGGAGAAAAAGCAGTTAATGCTATTATAGAAAATAGACCATATAATAGTTTTTTTGATTTTTTAAGAGTAGCCAAAGAAAATGGAAAAGTTATAAATAAAAAAGTTATAAGCGCTTTAATATACGCTGGAGCTTTTGAAGAAATAGAAAAAAATCTAAATACAAAACAATTATTATCTGCTTTTGAAAAATACAATGAAAACAAAAAAAGTATTAAGGTAGATGAAAAATTAGAAATAATTTGGAATGAAGCAATTAGTGATATTGAAAAAATTCCTGGATTAAAATTTTCTATAGAAGAAAAAAGAGAAAATGAAAAAAAATATTTCGGAGTTAATTTTTTTACCTCAGCTTTTCCAGAAAAATTATTAAAAGTTTTTAGTGATTATTATTCTAAAGGAATTTTAAAAGAATCTTTTTATGAAATTACTGAGTCGTCTATGAAAATTCCAGTATATATAACTGGAATGAGAATATTTAACGATAGAAATGGAAATGAAATGGCTTTTATTACAATAGAAGACACAACTGGAGTAGAGGTAAAAATTCCAATATTTCAAAATTTTTGGGGAGTTTTAAAAGATACTTTTAAGAATGGTTCTATTTTTCTTTTAAATTTATATAAAAATGACGAAGGTCAAGTTATGTTTGGAAGAAAAGAGTGGACTAGAAGTGAAAAAGTAATGAAGAGTTTTGTAAAAAAGGTAATATAATGAAATACATTAAAATTTTTAATAAATACAGAGATAAAGAGGGAGTTGTAATAGTTCCTTATTTATATGATGGTGAATATTATATATGTAGATATAAAAATACTACTTCAAAATTTAAAAAGGAGGATATTTTTCCGTATGAAGAAGAGATTGTAGTTCCCGAATTTATAGAAAATAGAAAAGAACCTATATTAACAAATAAAAAGGAACTACTTAAAGCAAATAAAGAAAGTAAAGATACTTATAACGACGAAGAGTTTATGTAATGGAGTTATAAATGAAACTTTCTGAAATATTAGAGGAACTTGATATTAGAACTGCTGATACAGCAGTTAACAATATGAATTATTTGCTTAACAACTTTAAAAAGTTTGCTAAAGAAAATCCAGATGTTGCAAATTCTATAGAATTTGATAGTGATGATTTAGAGACTAATTTAAACGCTTTAAGGGCCGCTGTAGAAAAATATAAATTACAAAAAAATAGACAGCAAAAGCAAGCAGTTGGCACTAAAATAAAGGTAACAGAACCAGTTTTAAATAAAGTACAAGTTGTAAAAAATTCTCTTAATAGGAAAACAAAAGTTATGTCATGAAAATAGTTGAAGAAGAAGCTATAAATTTAGCGAGTGCTTACTTCTTTCAAGCAAAAAAACATAATAGAAAAATATTATTTTCCATCAGAAATGTTAAAACTACTAAATGGTGGAATCATTTTGTAAAGGCTGCCGAGTTCTTTATGTATAAAGAAGATTGGCAGCCATATTTATTTATGGAGTATATGTTTAATGCTAAGAAAGATTTTATGCCATTTATGCTTTTAAGAAAAGAAACAAAAGATCATTTTGAAGATTTTAAAATCATAAATAATAATGAAGATAAATTAGATCAGAGGTTAGCAAGTATCAAATATACAATAAAATATATATTTGATTGGTTACAGAAAGGAAATAAGATAGAAGATTTTTTTGAAAATAATAAAAATATTATTTTTTATGAAGAAGAAAATTTTTCAGAATATGTATTAATATTTAGTAAAACTTTCCTAAAAGCAATTAAACAAGGTAAAATTAAGTACGATTTTACAATTGAGGAAATAGAGTTGAAAAAGTTGTCTTTGAGAAAAAACGAAAAACTAAAAAAAATATTAATAGCGTTACTTAAAGAAGATTATATTCCATAAAAAATACATTGACAAAAAATATTTTATTTTCTATAATTAAAATAGGAGAAATGTATGAAAGTATTGTTAGATGAAATGAATTTAATATTCATCAGCTTTAGTATGGCAAAGAAAAAAGTTTTTGAAAAGAATGGAACTGATGAATTTTTTGAAGAAGATTTACCATTTTTTTATCATCTATATTTAAATAAAATGAATGATCTATTTCAGGAATATGGTAAATTAATTATTTGTAAAGAAGGTCATAATTCTTTAGATTATAGAAAACAAATATATCCACAATATAAAGCAAATAGAGTACAAAACAAAGATAATAGTTATTATGTAATGAAAAAATCATTACCAGCTCTTGATGAATTAATGAAAAACTACCCAACTAAAACTATAAAAGTTAATGGAGCGGAAGCAGATGATGTTATTTATGCTCTATCAATGTATTTTGCTGATAATGGAGAAGATGTTCTTGTTGTTTCAAGTGATGGAGATTTAACTCAATTACATAATTTTAATAAAAAAATTAACATTTTTAATCCAATTAAAAGACAACTAGTTAAGCCAAAAAAAGAAATATTAAAATACAAAGCAATAGTTGGGGATAGAAGTGATAATATTGCTGGGTTATATAGAATAGGCGATAAGACTTTTGAAAAAATGATTAACGATGAAACTATTTGGAATGAAAAAATAAATAAAGGAGATAATAAACAACTTTATGAAAATATTTTAAAAATTGTAGATTTATCTGTTTATCCAGAAGAGTTTCATAAAAAAACAATAGAAGAATATGAAAATCAAAAATGGAACGAACTTGATGTTGGTAAAGTTGAATATTTTATGTTTGAAAATAAGCTTAACGATCATCTTAATAGATGGGGTAGTGTTAGTACTAATATAAGAGAAGCTTTGGAAGAAACAAAAATTATTTTAGAAAAAGATGAAATAAATAATATAACTAGCAATAAAGAAGCAACCGAACAAATAGATGTTGATAAAGCCGTGGAAGATATAGATGACTTCTTAAAAAATATATTATAATGGAGAAATAGATGAGAAAAAAAGCAATTAAAAAAAGACTACCTAATAGAGGAAAATCTTTTAAAATTCTTAGAGAACATGGTAGTTTACATGAATATATAGATAGGAGAGGAAATGTTATATACCTTAATCCTATGAAACATTTTCTGCTACTAAAAGAATATAAGAACTTAGAGTATGTTAATTATTTATTTAGAATAATTAAACAATATCACGAAAACATGGAGGTAAAATAATGGCTAATGGTTTTGACTTTAGTAATATAGATAAAGATGCTTTTGAACAAAAAGTAAATGAATATAAACTTGCTCTTGAAGCACGTAAATCAGTTAATGATACGATTAAAAACGTAAAAAATTCAGCAGCTGAAGTTTTAAAAGTTAAGAAAGGGGATGTGAAAACATTTATAGATATGTATATTAAATTACAAGAGGATGGAGAAATAGAAGATGAAGAAAAAGCATCTGCTATAAAAGAACTCTTCTTGAAAAAAGGAGAAGATTGAAAATGAAGAATACAGAATTAAAAGAATGGTATGATGGAAGAATAGCAACGGAAGTACAAGATTCAGGAGAAACTATTACGGTAAAAAGGCAAGTAGAATTTGATAAAATTGACAAAACAAAAATCCCAGTAAACCTTTCTGCTTCTATGGTTTCAGTAGATTTTGCAGAGGAATTACTTAATTCTTTAAGAGAGTTATCAAGAGCTTCTACTAATTTACTAAAAACTATAAATACAGGTGGTAGTGATATTTATTATAGTCCTAGAGAAGAAGAAAGTAAAGAAGTAATGGAAAATAGATTATCAAATAATGCTATGTATTATCAAAATTGTTTAAGAAGGATTAAAAATATAAAAAAATCAATAGATAAAACTATGGAATTGTTTGTTTTTGAAGAAAAAAGTAAAGAGGAATAATAAATGGTACAAGAAGAACTTTTAAAACAAATATTATTAGAAATTAAAGGAGTAAAAAAAGTTCTTATAGAAACACTTGATTTTTTTTATGCTATTCAAAATGATGAAAATGGCACAAATAGTGATTATCTTGAAAAAATTAAAAAAGATGGCATTAGTGAAATATAATGATAAAATATGTAGAAATTTTAGTACAGGTTCGCTATTTCATTAGAAATGATAAAGTTTTTCAATATTTTATAGTTTCTAATGAAAAACTTTCTAAATATATACTAGAAAATAATTATATTTTATATGATAATTTTAATAATAAGATAAGAGAATTAGCAATTCAAGAAAATGTAGAGTTTTTAGAGAAAAGAGAAGAAAACGATAGAATCGTATTTGAATATACTAAACTTGAAAATTTTGTTAGACCTAAATCTGCTTTTTTTACTATAGCAGGATTTATTACTACTACTAAATCCTGCGAATATTGTAAGCATTTTGACGAAGATAATTTTTTTTGTTATAAAAAAAATAAAACTTTACAAAATAAATTAAAAAATTGTTCTGTTTTTAAGCAAAAAGAAGGTTTATATAAAACATGAAATTTAATAAAAGTGAATTAGAAAAATATATAATAGAAGAATTTCCAGAAGCTGAATTTTCAGCAAGCGATGAAAACGAAATTCACTTTAATACTCCATTTGACAATGATAATAAAAAAAGATTATATGTAAATCTCAATAATAGCGCTTGGTATGATCAAAAAAGACAAGTTGGTGGAAAGAATTTTATTACTTTTTTAGCTGAATATTTGGAAACCTCAAAAGAAAAAGCTTTTTTAGAATACAGAAAAAAAACATTTTTAAGATTAGGCGAAGAAGTTCCAAAAAGAGAAATGATAACAGAAGAAGATTTAGAGAGAAAAGATTTAGAACTTCCGGATGGTAAAGTATTTGCTTTTGGTGAAGAAGAGGAGTTAGAAAAAGAAGCATTAAAATATTTACAAGATAGAAAAATAAAAACAGATTCTCTTGGATATGTTTTAAGTGGTAAATTTGCTAATAGAATAATTATTCCATTTTATGAAAATGAAAAATTAGTTTATTATATTGCTAGATCTTTTGATGACAATCCTTTCAGATATAGAAATCCATCAAATGCGAAAGCAGGAGATTTTTTATACAATTATGATAAAATAAAAGATGAATTATTTATTTTTGAAGGTGTTTTTGATGCATTATCTCTTGAAGAACAAGTAGGTACTGCAATGCTTTCAAGTGTTATAAAAGAAAAACAAGTAAAAAAAATATATGAGAAATCTCCAAGTAAAATAATTTTTGTAACAGATAATGATAAAAAAATAACAACAAGAATAACTATACTTGAAAATCTTATAAAAACTTTTACTATGTTTCAAAGATATAAACCAAACTCAGTAAATTGTAATTTTTATATTTATAAAATACCAGAAAAATATAAAGATTTTAATGAAATGAAAGTTGATACTAATAAATCAAAAATAAATACAGATGAGTATGAGCCTTTTAATAGTGGAAAAATAATAGTAGAAATACAGAAAATGAAACTTATATCTGAAAATATTGTTTCAAATAAAAAAAAGAAAATAAAAAAAATAACGGAGAGTAATATAATATGGAATCAAACTTTGAAAAAATTATTTTAGAAAATAAAATAAAAGGGTATCAATATGAATATTATGTTTTGGGTAAACCATCTATATCAGATGAAAAATTTGATAAAGTATGGGATGAATTAAAAGAAAAGTTTCCAGAAAGTGTGTTATTGAATCAAGTTGGTTCAGACACAAAAGAAGGATTTCCAAAAGCACAGCATCTTATGAAAATGGGAAGTCAGGATAAATTTAATTCAAAAGAAGAGTTAGAAAAATGGGTAAAAAATAAACAAATAGAATTTCCTATTTGTTTACAGCATAAAATGGATGGCTTATCTGTTGAACTACAATATAAAAATGGAACTCTTGAAGCAGGAATTACTAGAGGAGATGGAGATATAGGAGATGTTATTACTTCTAATGTGTCTAAAATGAAAGGAGTTCCTAAAAAATTAAAAGAAAAAAATTTTTCTGGCTCTATTCGTGGTGAAATAATGTTAAGTAAAAAAGTATTTGATGCTAAATATAAATCTTCTGGATTTAAAAACGCAAGAAATATGGCTTCTGGTTTAGCAAAAAAGAAAGATGGAACTGGAGTTGAAGATTTAATGGTTGTATCTTATGATGTTGTATATTTAAATAAAGAAAACTTTTTTAAAAACGAAAGTGATAAAATTCATTGGCTTTCTTCAAATATGTTTTGTTGTGTTGCTAATAAAATTGTAAATTCAGTAGAAGAAATAGAAAATGAAAAAAATAAAACAAAATTAGTAAAAGATAAATTATCTTTTGCGATAGATGGTTTAGTTTTAAAACAAAATAAAATTAATTTAGAGGATATGAAAAGAGCAAGACCTGAATTTCAAAGAGCATATAAATGGGAAGATGGAATACATATTACTAACATAACAAACGTTGAATGGAGTAGATCTGGACATAATTATACTCCAGTAGCAATTCTTGAAACTATTGAAATAGAGGGAACGGATGTATCAAGAGCTAGTTTGGCTAATATAGGAGAAATTAAAAGACTAGAATTAAAAATTCCAGCAAAAGTTTCTGTTTCAAAAAGAGGAATGATTATTCCTAAAGTAGAAAAAGTGATAGGAGTTGGCGATGATAGTATAGTTCCAGAGCCACCAAAGATTTGTGAGGTTTGTGGCGAAGCTTTAGAAATTTCAGATACAGAAGTAGTTTGTACTAATGTTTCTTGTGGTGGAAGAAAATCTCATAGAATAGAAAAATGGATAGACAAACTTAACATTAAAGGTTTTGGTCCTGCCACTATAAGTCTTTTAAAAGAAGCAAAAGTTCAAAATATAGCAGATTTATATGCGGATGATTTATTAGATAACATTCTTAAAAATACTAATTTAAAAGCAGCAATAAAAAAATCTTTTAGTAATCTTTACGCAATTAAAGAAGTAGAACTAGAAAAATTTGTTGGAGCTTTTGATATTGATAATGTTGGAGAAAAAGTAGTCAAACTAATGGTAGATGCTGGATTTGACTCTCTTGAAAAACTTAGAGAAGCAAAAGAAGAAAAACTTGTTAAAATAGAAGGAATAGGAATAGATAGAGCAAATTCTTTAATTAATGGACTAAAAGAATTAAAAGATGAAATGGATGATGTATTAAATACTAATAAAATTTTTATTAAAGAAAAAACCGAAATAACAGAATCTACAAATAGATTATTAGAAGGATTAAAAATAGTAGCAACGGGTTCTTTTGAGAATTATACTAGAACTACTATTAAAAAAGCAATAGAAGAAAACGGTGGCAAAATGCAACCAAATGTTAGTGGAACAACAGATTATTTAATAACAAATGATATTAATTCTGGAAGTTCAAAAACAGAAAAAGCAAAAGAACTAGGTACTAAAGTGTTATCTGAGCAAGAGTTTATTAATTTAATAAGTTAGATAGTAAAGATAAAACAAAACCTATAAGGGAAAGCAATGAATAATATTAAATTAGTAGAAGCAGAAAAAATTGAAAATACTGAATGTTCAGAAGTAACTAAAGAAGAAATTGCAAATCTTATGGAATTAGTTCCAAGCATGATAGAAATATGTCAACAAAAAGGAGGAGTGGGTCTTGCTGCTCCTCAAATTGGTGTGTTTAAAAAAATGTTTATTTGGATGGATAAACAAAATAATTTTGAAGTAGTTTTTAATCCTTCTTATTTTAAAGATGGAAAGGAAACTAATGTTATAGAAGGCTGTTTAAATTATCCTGAACAAAATTTTTACGTAAAAAGATGGAAAAATATATCTGCTGTTTACTTTGATCAAAATTTTAAAAGAAAAACAAGAAAATTAAGTTTTGAGCGTTCTTTTATTTTTCAGCATGAAACAGACCACCTAAAAGGTATAACTATTAATGTTAAAGGAATAAAAATTTAATGGCGCAAATTCAAAGTAAAAAGAAAGGGAATAGAGCTGAACTTGAAATAGTTAAAATATTAAAAAATAGATTCCCAGAATATGAATTTAGAAGAAGTCCTGGTTCTGGTGCTTATGTAGGTGGTAGTAATAGAGAAATATCTGAAGGTCTTGACTATGAAACTAAATTAGTTTTAGCTTCAGATATTTTAGTTCCTAAAAATTTTAAATTTATTATAGAAAGTAAATTTTATGCAGAAGCATCTTTTTGGGATTTATTTAATACTTCTTCAGATTTAAAAAGATGGTTTAAACAAGTAGAAGGAGATGCAGAATTTGTCAATAAACTTCCAATGCTTGTTGTAAAATACAATAGAAAACCAAGAATAGTTTATATAAATAAAAAATTAAAAGGATATATTTTTGAAACAGATGGATGGTATTGTTACTATTTTGAAGATATATTAAATAAAAAAAATAATTTTTTCTTTGAAGGATAAAATAATGAATTTAGAACAATATCTACAAGAAGTAACTTTAAAAGGAACTGATGAAAAAATTGAAAATTTATTAAATATAGCACTTAAAGAAGTGTTTACAAAAGAATATGTTGCAAAGATAGATAGCACGTTAAAAAAAGCTATAAAAATTAAAGAAAAAAACTTAGCGTTTAATGAAGCAGCATATACGGCAGGCAAAACAATCGTTATTAATTCTAGAGTTTTTCACAATTTAGAATATACTCAAAAAATAACACTACTACTTCATGAGTTTATACATATTTTGCAAAAGAATAAAGGATTTTTTTCTGGAAATAAATTTAAAGAAATAATAAATTTATCTAATAAGTTATGGGATATAGCTAATAGATATAAATTAGAAACGCTAGGTGATTTATTATTAAATAAAAAAGTACCTAAAGAATATTTAAATAAAAATGAAATTTTAAGCTATTTAATGAATTCTAAATTTAATTGGTCAAAAATTTCTCCAGAAGGTAAAGAAGAATTTGTTAAAACTTTAAAAAATTCACGTATAATAAATATATCAAGCGACTTCTGGACTGCTCGTCTAAATTGACAAAAATAAAAAAATTTTATATAATGGTTTTGGGGGAAACTATTGGAACTCACTATAAATGATAATGTTTTAGAAGATAATATAATATACTATTCTAGAATAAATGAACAATTTTTATTGAAGATAATGGATTACTTAAATGTTCCAGGTGGAGTAAACATATATAAAAGTTATTTTAGCCAATTAAATAATCAAATAATATTAAATGTAATATTTTGGCACTATAAAACTTATGGAAAAATTCCAGATTGGGAAACAATATATCATATAGTACGACGAAAGCTTTCTCCTATGGATTCTGAATTTTTACTGTCTGTTAGAAACAAAATAATTGATTTAAATAAAATACAACAGCCTAATATTGATTATGATTTTTTAGAAGAAGAAACTATTAAATTTATAAGAAAAGTAAAATTTTATGAAGTTTTAACTGAAAGCCAAAAAGATTTAGAAGAACAAAATTTTGACGCTATAACTAAAAAAATTCAAAAATCTATAGAAATAACTTTTGATGAAGATTTAGGAACTTCAATTTTAAATTTTGACAAAATTAAAAATGACATGTTAGATTTAGACAAAAGTAAAAAAATTGAAACAGGATTTAAAACTTTAGATGAAGTCTTAGATGGTGGTATGAGAGGTGGTGAAATATACTGTCTTAGCGCAGTTCCAGGAATAGGAAAAACTGCCGTTATGGGAGCTATAGCTTTAAATGCTTTTAGAAAAGATAAAAAAGTTTTAGTAGTAACTTTTGAGACTTCAACTACAAGATTATTCGGAAGATATTTATCTAATTTATTAAAAATAACACCAAAAGATATATTATTAGGATTAGATGATAAACTTAAAGAACAAACAATAAAAAATGAATATAATAAAAAAGTAAATAGTTTTTCTGGAGATATTATAGTAAAAGAATATGGAGCGAATACAACTAACTGTAATGACATAAGGGCATATTTGAGCAGATTAAAACAAAAATCAGGCTGGGAGCCTCATTTAATTATATTTGATTATTTGTTAATTATGGCAACAAATGATAGAAGATTGTCTACAGAAAACTCTTATAAATACTATAAAACAGTTACAGAGGAAACAAGAAATTTAGCAAAAGATTTTCAAATTCCAGTCTTAACAGCAACTCAGATAAATAGACATGGGCAAGGAGACGATGGGGGCAGCAAAGCGAGAACAACATCAAAAGACATGTCAGAGTCAAGAGGAATTTATGATACAGTAGATTTTTTTGCTACTCTGAACCAGACGGCAGTCCAAAAAACAAACGGAGAGATGAAGATTTATATAGATAAATGGAGAAACGGAATAAACAATAAAGAAATAGATTTAAAAATAAATTATGATTATATGGATTTTAAGGAGAAAGTATGAGGGAAGAATACATAGTACAAAAAGATGCAGTTACAAGAAAAATAAATATTACTAATAAAGTCCCAATAAATATTACATTAGAGGAAAATATTGAATTACCAACTTACGCAACTGAAAATTCATCTGGTGTAGATATTAGAGCCAAAGTAGATTTAAAAATTAATTCAGGACAAACAAAAGTTATTCCAACTGGAATAAAGGTGGCAATTCCAGAAGGTTTTGAAATTCAAATAAGAGGTCGTTCTGGTTTAGCTGCAAAGCATGGACTAATGATAGCAAATGCCCCAGGAACAATAGATGCAGATTACAGAGGAGAAATTGGAGTAATTATTCACAATTCTGGTGGGGATTTTTTTGTTAAAAAAGGAGAGAGAATTGCTCAAATGGTTCTTTGTCCAGTATATCAAATGAAGTTTAGAGTAGTAAAGGAATTAGATGAAACTAAAAGAGGTTCTGGAGGATTTGGAAGTACAGGGATTATTTAAATAATCCCTATTTTAGATAATACAGTTACTATAGTAGCAATTGTAGCTACTAACCAAGCTATATTTTTTTTAAGATTAGCTTTAAAATCTAATTTTTTGCTTATTTCTTCTAATCTTAAATTTAAATCAGTTTTAAATTTATTAAAGTTTACCACAATAGAGTCTTGACATTTTTCGTCATTTATTATTTTTGTTAAATCTTCAAATAAATTATTGATAACTACTAATAAAGAATCTTTATTGTTTTTATCAATAATAATTTTTTCTAAACTATTTACTATAACTTCTGAAATTTCTGTATAAGAACTTATTTTATTTATTTTTTTGTCAAGTTCTTGAAATTTATTTGTTATTTCTTCTAATCTAATTAAAAGTTTTTTAGATTCTTCTTTTCTTTCGTTTGAATTGTCTCTACAATTGTTATAAATTATATCTATGGTTTTTTTTAATTCAACAAGTGTAGTAGGCAAGATTGAAATTATATCTCTTAAAGAGTTATTTATATCAGAAATTTCTTTTTTGAGTAAAATTTCTTCTGCTTTTTCTTTTGCTAGTGCATCTATAAGATTTTGTTCTTCTGTTTTGATCATTTTAAATCCTGTTGCTTAAATTTTTTACAAAACAGCTAAAACTTTATCTACTCTATTTTGTATTTCATTTGCTCTAAAATTAAAAATATGAGATCTTAATTCGTAACTTTCATTTAAAATATAACCAGCAAATATTTCTTCATCTTTTTCGGAAAATCTAAAAATTTTAAATAAAAAAATTTTATTATCTATATCTAACTTATAAATAGAATTAGTTAATTCTATTTTATTGTTAGATATAGACCATTTTTCAATTTTTTCTTTTGCTATTTCGTTTAAGTTTTCAAAATTAGTTTCCACTATTTTCCCTTCTTTAAAACGCATAGCTCTATTTCCATCTATATCAACATTATAATTTTTATAAAAATTTACTATTAGGACTATTATATCTCTAACTCTTGAATGATAAGCTTCTATATTTTTATAGAACTCTTTCGCTTTTGATACCATGAATATATTCCTTTTAATATTTCTATTTATAGATTTATCTTTACGAATCGTAAAGATAAAAACAACTATATTAAAGGAATTCAATAATGACTGATTCTAAAAATGCTGGTGATTTAGTTAAGCAATTTTACGGAAAGCCAATTAAAAATCCAGCTATAGCAGTAGCTAAACTTAAACATTTTAAAGAAAAAAAGAAAAAGAAAAAGAAGTGCAAAAAGAAGAAAAATAATGAAGTTTGAAACAGCTAAAAGCCTAGCAGAAAGCGTTCAATTTATTAGGTTTAAGTATGCTAATTATAAAGAAGATCCAAAACCACATGTTAAAGCTCTTGATTTGGAATACCCAGGTCAAGAAGGACAAAAGACATATGGTCAAAGAAAAGATATTCTGGGATTTAATATAAATTATTTTAAAAATAAAAAGTATGCTAAAAAAGCAATAGATGAAATAGATTCCTTTGCTAGATTATTAGATGCTGACAAAAAAGAAAAATGGAAAAGATTGAGTTTTTTTTATCCAGAAGCTACAAAATTTTTAAGAAGATATAATAAAGAACATATTGACGGATTAAAACAAAAGAAAGGAATTCTTTGGAGAAATACTACTTTCAAAGAGTTAGTTGATAAAGATAAAGAGGCTTTTTAAGCCTCTTTATTTATCTACTTATATATTTAGCCCAAATTAAAGTTTCTAAATCATAAGATTTCCAAGCCGTAACACCTTTAACTGCATTTTCAAAAGTTTTAAAAGGACCAGAAATATTATAATTAGCAAGATAAAAATTACTATCCTTTTCAAGAACTGTGACTACATGAGCTGTCTTAAAAGGATTTAAATAATTTAATACAACAACCTCTGTAGTTTTAAAGCCATTAACGACTCCCCATAAACTCCAAATTCTTGCAAAATCATCACAATCTCTGCTTATTGCTTTGTCTGAAAAGAAGTATCCAGGATCATTTTCATCAAAACTAAAATCTATAGCCCCTTGAAAAGGATCATACTTATAATCATATGAATTAACTAATTTTTCAAATTCAGACATTCCAAGAAGTCTATACTCTTCTTTCCACTTTTTATTTTCTACTAAAAAATCCTGATCTACTATACTATAAACAATTTGAGATAATTTTGGTCTTATAAATTTAAGATAAAATTTTAATAAAGTTTTAACAATAAATTTTTTCATTTATTCCTCCTTGAGTATATATATGTTGTTATTAAATTGAAATTTAAGTAAAGATAAAATAAAATTCATTTTGGAGAATAATTTATAATGATTGACAAAATTTCATATGGAGATATGGTTCGTGCTGAAAATGTAACCATAGGTAATGTAGAATTACATAATACTCTAGATAAAAAAACAATAGAAGATTTTAACAGACCTCTTGAAAATTTATTTTATAATGATCAAGAGATGTTACAAATTTTTGAAAATTTTACTAAAAATTTGTATAGTGATGATGTTATTCTTCAAAATTCTTCTTATTCCAATTTTGAAATGACATTAGCAGACGATATTTTTATTTTAAATAATATTTGTTATATTAGATTAACACCAGGAATAGTTTTAAAAAATAGTTCTGATGTTAATGGAAAAATAATCATAAATTATCCTAATGTTGCAGTGGCTCAAAGACAGTTAGAGAAAGCTTTAGACTTAAACACTACATTTGGTGCAGAAAGTGTAGAAATAAAATATATTCCAGAATTAGATATTTTCAAAGCAAGAATAAAAACAGGAGTTATTAATAACCCTTCTTATACATATTATACAAAAAATAGTAATACTTTATCTGAGTGGAATGATGATACGAATGCTGCTTATGGATATAAATCTGGAGTAAAATTATTAAATGCGATATTATCGGATAATTTAGGGGCTTTTAATATAGCAAATATTAAACTAGAAACTTTCGTTACAAATACAGGAACTTATACTGATGGTACTTTTTATTGGGTTTTAAATGCAAATAATGAATTTGATTTAAAAATTAATGTAGCGCCAACAGTAGATGAATTTGAATTAACTAGATTTGTGGCTACTTTTAATGCTAGTGCTGGAACTTTAACAACAACTAGTACAACTCAGGCTAATACAACTTTTTTTAATAATGCTAATATTGTAACAGATAGTATTGTTAATATAGAAACAACAACTACTGATACTGTTACACTAAAAAATTCAGCAGGAAGTATTGAAATAGATAGTGATGGAGATGCTAATTTTTCAAATAATCTAGACATTACAGGAGATATTAATACTGTAGTCAATATCAATGCTTCTGGAGATATTGATGCTTCGGGAGATATTAATGGACTAGATTTAGTAGAATTATCTACTGGTTATTCTATAGAAGGTGGAAGTTCTTCTTCTAAAACTTTAACAGTAGATGAAACTAAAAAACTTTCTGATAAACAAGATAATTTAACTTTTGGAATTGCCAATACTAATACAGTAGTAATAAACAGTGCAGACGTAGCAGATAATGATTATGCTAAGTTTACATCTTCTGGTTTAGAAGGAAGAAATTATACAGAAGTAAGAGAAGATTTAGGATTATCAATAACTGATGATGTAGTATTTGGAACAGTAAGTGCTGATAACGCAGATTTTGGCGACATCAAAATAGATAGTACTAATAATGTAGTTGAAAACACAGCAGTTGATACAAGTTTAATTATTAGAGCCAACGGAACTGGTATTATAAATATGCCTAGTAATTCCTTAGAAGTTCCAAACGGAATTACGGCAAATTTAACAGGAAATGCCGATACGGCTACTGCTTTAGAATCTTCTTTTACCGTAACCTTTGCAACAGGTGATGTAACTGGAAGTTTTTCAACTGATGGAGGTAGTAATGTATCCAATGTTGATTTAACTATAGAGCCTGATTCTGTGGCTTTAGGTACTCAAACCACAGGAAATTATGTTCAACAAGGAAATACTACTGGAAATGGAATTTCTGGAAGTATTAATTCAGAAGGTGGAACTTTTACAGTAACTTCTAATGCTACTAGCGCAAATACCGTTTCAACTATAGTATTTAGAGATACTTCTGGAAATTTTGCAGCAGGAGATATAACAGCATCTGAAATAACAACATCTGTTTTGGATTCTAACAGCGCAGCTACTTGGAGTTTAGTAGATAACAACGCCAATGCTTTAGATATTTCTAGTGGATTGTTAAAAATAAACACTACTAATGAAGCAGAAGGTATTAGCACAAACGGTTACTTAACAGCATCTGGCAATATTACTACAAGTGGTGATATTAAAATAAATGGCTCTACTTCTGGAACAATAACTTTCTCAGTTCCAGCTTCTGCTGGAACTACAGCAATTTCTTTTCCTGCTACTGATGGAACTGTAATCACATCTGGCGATACAAAAACTGTAACAAATAGTATGATTGCTGATAATGCTGTTTTTTTAAGCACTCAAACTACAGGTGATTATGTTCAAACTATAACAGGGACTACAAATCAAATAAATATAGCAGATGACGGAGAAGAAGGTGCTGGCATTACCATCTCAACCCCACAAGATATAGATGTCAACGCTGATATAGAATTTGGAAGTTTATTAATAAATGATGGAAACGTAACCTTTAAATCTTGGACAACTGGTGCAAGTGGGGCGGGATATGATAGAAACATTCTTGGCTCTAATGCTAAGCCAGAAGTATCTAGTTTAAACTTAGATGGTGGAGATTTAACGATTTCTTCAGGGCAATCTGTAGGTACTGGAAAAAGCTTAATTAGCTTTAAAGTCCCTATACCTGCTGGAGCAGCTGGAACTACATTAAACGCATTACAAGAAGAATTGAAAATTGAAAACGAAAAAGTTACAGTTGCAAATGATCTATTTGTAAGTGGAAACTTAGATGTAACTGGAGATATAATCACTACAAGCACTACAGAAGTCAATATTGGTGATAGCGTTATGCTTTTAAATGCCTACGAAACAGGTACACCTTCAATAGATGCTGGAATTGAAATAGAAAGAGGAACTTCTTCTAATGTTTCAATTCTTTGGGATGAAAGCGAAGATGAATGGACTTTTGGTTCACATAATGTAGTAGCAAGTTCTTTTGAAGGAAATCTTACTGGTGATGTAACAGGAAATGTAACAACTACCTCTATTACTTCTAATTCTACTGCTATTTGGAATTTAGCAAGTAATACTTCTGCTTTAAATATTGAATCAGGATTATTAGTATTAGATACTACTAATAGTAAAGTTAAAACCAATGGTGATATAGAAATTACTGGCGATACTGTTGTAATAAATGGATTGACTAAGAATTTTGGAAGTATAAGTTTAATAGACGAAGCAGATATTGTATTACCTACTGGTAAATCAGGATTTGGATTTGTTCAATTTGAAACAGCAGCTGCGTTTGAGTATGCACAGTTTGTTTTTACAGCAAATGGAGCGGTAACTTTACTACAAAACTCAACAAATATTGATGATGCTGATACTGATGGAAAATTCTGTATTTTTGATAATGGAACCAATGTAACAATAAGTAATAGATTGGCTGAAGCAGTAACTGTAAGATATGAAATTAGTTACTCGTAATTTTAAGGAGAATTAGTTTAAATGGCTAAACATAAAATTTATAAAGAACAATTACAAATAGATGAAAGTGGTAATCTTGAAATACCTGCTTCTGGAAGTATAAAGATAGGAGCAGTAGATATAGTTAATTCTTCTGGACAATGGACTGGAGGAATTGCAGGAACTCTTACTGGTGATGTAATAGAAATTTCCGGAGCAGTTACTGATATAACCGGTGCTGTAACAGATATTACTTCTGCAACTGGAGTGACTGGAACAATTACTAATGCAAATATAGTAACAAATGCCGCTGTTTTAACTAATCCTCCTACAGAAAGTTTAGATCTTGCAGATACTTTAACTATAGATACAATAAGCGAACACACATCAGGAGCTGGCGTGACAATTGATGATGTTTTGTTAAAAGATGGCACTGTTGATGGGCTTGATTTAAGTAGTCTTGCTACAGGTTTTAGTATTGAAGGTGGAACTTCTTCTAAAAAACTTACGTTAGATGACAATTTAACTGCTTCTACAGTAAATGCTCATATAGAAACAACAGAAGGAAATCCTCATGATGTTTCAAAAACTGAAGTTGGTTTAGGAAATGTTACAAATAACGCTCAAGTAAAGAAAATAACTTCTTCTACTATTGGCCATGTTCCTACTTGGAGCGTAACTACTGGCGATGAATTAGGAACAGGATATGCTGTTGAAACAACTTTAGTAGGAAGTGATAATAATTTAGCAAGAGCAGATGCTATTAAAACTTATGTAGATAATGCTTTTTTATCTCTTGATGCTATGGTATATAAAGGTATTTTAGAGTGTGGTGTAAATCCAAACTATCCAGCAGCTAATGCAGGACATACTTATAAAGTCACTATAGCTGGTAAGATAGGTGGAGATCTTGGCACTACCGTAGAGGTTGGAGACTTATTAATTTGTAATACAGATGATTCTCCTAGTGGAAATCAAGGAGATGTTGGCGCTAATTGGGATATTTTTCCAGTAAGTAGCGAAGGTTTCGTTTACGGCCCTGTAAGTAGCACAATTAACCATATTGCAACATTTGAAGGAGCATCAGGAACAAGTATAAAAGATAGCGGAATATCTATAACCAAACAAACTTCTAGTTTTACTTTGTCTGATGGTACTCGTTCTTTCGTAATAGATGAAAATAAATCTCTTTCTAATAAGCAAGATAATATAACAAGCAATAGCATTACTACAGCAAGTATTGTTACAGGAACTACTAATAATGATAAAGTTTTAAAATCTGGTTCTACATCTGGCTCTGCTACTTGGGGATTTGTACAAACTGCAAATATAAGTGATGATCAGATAACTTATGCTAAAATTCAAAACATCGCAAGCGATAATGTAATTTTGGGTAATATTGCTGGTACTAATAAAGTAGTAGCAGAACTAACAGCGACACAAGTTAGAACAATGTTGAATGTTGAAAATGGAGCGCAAGTGAATGTTCCTACAAATCTAAGTGCTCAAACAGGAACAACAGCAGGCCCTACAATTACTTCTTCTACTGGTTCTGACGCTACAATTCCTTCCGCCAGTGCCTCAGCCTCAGGTGTAGTAACAACTGGTGCTCAAATTTTTGCAGGTGCTAAAACTTTTAATGATACCGTAAAAATAACCGGAACAACTAATACTGCCGGAACTCTAAATACATCAACAATATCTCCTACAAGTACTACAAATAGATTAAATTTTAATGGAAAGTTTTATGCTACTGAATTTTATTCTAAGAGTACAAAACTAGATAAATCAAGTTTAATATTTGAAAGCGATCAAGATGCTGTATTAAATGTTGCATCTAAAGCAGACGCAACAGGAAAACAACTAACAATCTCTTCTGGTTCAGCAACTGGAACAAATATACCTGCTGGTAATTTAAATATAAATACAGGACAATCTACAGGAACTGGAACTTCCAATATAATCTTCCAGACAGCAAATGTTGGAGTATCTGGAAGTTCTGTTAATGCTTTAGCAGAAAGATTTAAAATAAATAATTTAGGAACTAATTTAACTGGAGATTTTTATTTTAATGATAGCAGAGATGCTCTTTTAACTATATCTGAATCTACATCTACTAGTAAAAAGAATTTATCAGTTAGATCCCAAGATGCATATGATGGAAATTCTGGTATTACTAACCGAACTGGTGGTGATTTATATTTACAATCAGGAAAATCTACTGGAACTGGGAATAGTAGTATAGTAATACAAACTCCTACACCTAACACTGGTGCTAATAATTATACTCATAATACACTCAATAATAGAATGACAATTAGCAGTGCAGAAGTTAAAATAGAACCTGATACTACAATAAATGGAAATGTTACTATAGCAAACGATAAAACACTTAGTATGGGTGATATGCAGGTAGTAGATGGTTCTGGAAATTGGACTGGAGGAATTGGTACTTTAGCTGGATCAGTTGGAGAGGTTTCTGGAGCAGTTACTACAGTTAGTGGAAATGTAACTACTTTAAGCGGAGCAGTTGGAGAGGTTTCTGGAGGTGTAACAACTTTAAGTGGAGCAGTTACTACAAATGATGGAAACATAACTACAAATAATGGAAGTATTACTACAAACAATGGTGTTATTACTACAAACAATGGAACTATTGGAACTGTAGCCACCGGAGCAACTATAACTACAATTTCTGATGCTGTTAATTTTACAAACCATACAGGAACTATTACTACAAATAATGGCGCTATAACTACAAATAATGGAACTATTACTACTAACGATGGAAATATTGGTACTATAGCTACTGGAAATTACTACTAACGATGGAAATATTGGTACTATAGCTACTGGAAATACTATTACTACAAATAATGGCGCTATAACTACAAATAATGGAGCAGTTGCAACTTTAACTGGTAATGTTGGGGAAGTTTCTGGAGCAGTTACAACTTTAAGCGGTGCTACAACTACAGTTTCTGGAACAGTTGGGGAAGTTTCTGGGGCAGTTACTACTTTAAGCGGTGCTACAACTACAGTTTCTGGTAATGTTGGGGAAGTTTCTGGAGCAGTTACAACAACATCTGGTAATGTTGGAGAGGTTTCTGGAGCAGTTACTACAGTTAGTGGTGCTACAAATACAGTTTCAAACGCAACAACAGTAACGAATGCTACTACAGTTACTAACGCGGGTTCCGTAGAAGCTGTTTCTGGGAATATAAACGCTGATACTTTCAATAATCTCACAATAGATACTGTAGAAACAAGTGGTTTTAAATTAGAAGGCGGTCAAACGCTCTCTAAAATTCTTACGTTAGATGACGATTTAATTGCTTCTATAGTAAATGCTCATATAGGAACAACAGAAGGAAATCCTCATGATGTTTCTAGATCTGATTTAGGATTAGATACAGCTGATACTGTTACTTTTGGAACAGTATCAGCTACTACATTCACTGGAAATTTAACTGGAAATGCTGATACAGTAACTAATGGTGTTTATACAAGTAGAACTCTTACATTTACTTCTGGAAATGGATTATCTTTTGATACAGAAGCAGCTCAGAATTTATCTAGTAATAGAAGTTGGAGTTTAAGTTTTGATGCTGCTTATGGAGATACAGTAAATCCTTATGGAAATAAGACAGCTAACTATATTTTAGCTGGACCAGCCTCTGGAGAAAATACTACGCCATCTTTTAGGGCTTTAGTTGCTGCTGATATTCCTACTTTATCAACAAGCAAAATTACCGAAATTTCAAATCTTACAGATTCTGAAGGGGCACAGTTAGAAAATATAGGAACTACTACTATAAGCGCTACTCAATGGGGTTATTTAGGATCTTTAAATCAAAATTTAGCAACTAACAATAATGTTACTTTTGCTGATCTTACTGTTTCTAATCTTACTGTTAGTGGCACAACTACTACTATTAATACCACAGAATTAATTGTAAATGATAAAAATATTGAATTAGGTTCAGTAGAAACACCTACTGATACAACAGCAAATGGCGGTGGTATAACTCTTAAAGGAACTCTAGATAAAACTATTAAATGGACTAAATCTACAGATAGTTGGGATTTTAATCAAAATATTATATCTAGCGGATACATTAAAGGAGTTAGATTTACCTCTACTCAAGCAACTGGAACCGCTCCGTTTAGTGTTACTTCTACTTCTCTTGTTTCTAATTTAAATGCAGATTTATTAGATGGACAAGAAGGAACTTATTATAGAAATGCTTCAAATATAAATACTGGAACAATTGGTGATGCGTATCTACCAGATTCTATTTCTTCTGATATTACTGGAAACGCAGCAACTGCAAGTAAAGTAAATAATGCTATAACATTTAACAACAGCGGATCTGGTGCTGCTTCTGGAACTACGTTTGATGGTTCTACTGCAATAACAATTTCATATAATACTATAGGTGCAGATCCAGCTGGAACTATTAACTATGTTCTTCCACTTGCTGCTTCTGGAACAAGAGGCGGCGTGCAAATCGGATATACCGAAAACGGTAAAAATTATCCAGTAGAATTAAGTTC